AAGAAGCAGTTCAGCGACAAGCCATAGCTCTGGCATGGATAGCTTTCACGGCCATTCTCTGATTCTTGGGAAGGTCTTGATATGTCTGGAGCTTGGAGGTTGTTGCGGCCTTGCTTTCATGGAAGGCGAACGGCCTGTTTCTTACCTTTGTCATGAACTCTGCTGACTTGCCCATATCTAGGTCTCCCACAAGCACACGATTTCCATGCCCAGGGAACTCTGCCTTGTTCGTTCCCAGCAGGTAAGCGTCAACTCCACCCTTCGAGATTATCAACACGCTGTCTTGGCAGTAAAGCTCTCCAAGCTTCTGTATGTTCGACATGAAGTCTGGGGAATCATTCAAGTTGGAAACAAACAGAGAATCTTCGGACACTTCCACTTGTTGTGGTGTGTTGAAGTTCTCGATGTAACTCCCATCAACGTGAGTTACGCCATATCCCAGTGCTAGCAAGCTAGCCTTGATGTTTCTGTTGGCAAGCTTGTTCAGCAGTTCCGGCTTGTTGGCAGTCTTCGAAAGTTCTTCTTGAGAGAAGGGACTGTCCTGGACAACGCACTTGGAACGATCGTGTTGATTTGCTCTCCAGCCCGTCAGGATAGCGCTGTCGTGTTCGGAGATGTGCTTGAACAGCCTTGAAAGACTTGATTCGGATAGAATGGTGGCCTTGACGATAAGACCGATAACTTCGTTGAGAGGTAGCTTAGCCATGGCCATAAATAGAGAAAGGGGCAGAAGATGATTAGTCCTCTGCCCCTTCCTTACGTCATCAAGGTGTCTTGACTGTCAGCTCACTCACATGATGCTGCTAAATGCATCATCGAGCTTGTCTTCGTTGGCCTTCGTGGTTGAAGTTGAAGCGGGATTGTGGTCCGTTCCATCTTCATCCGAGGAAGCACCAGCTCCACCGGTTCCTGACACACGGCCAGCGATGTAGTTCTCCATGATTTCGATAAGCTTCTCTGGTGGATAGCAGAACTGCTTCATGGACTCTTCGAGGTTGGGCATGCCGTCAAGCCAAGCCTTTGCTTGGTTCTTGTCCTTGCTGAGAACCGATGGCTTCTTGCGTGGCTGCAGGCCGTATTCCTTCATTGGATAGCCGTTGAAGGTCTTTGGCTTGCCGTTCTCAAGAACTGGCGAGATGGTTACCGTGAAGTCATATCCCACTTCTGGCGAGAACATGTCTTCATCCACGTTGTCCTTGTGCATAAGGATATCGTAGACCTTCTGGCGGATAGCAGGTGTCAGCTCCCAAATCTGTGGACCCTTGTCTTCTTCACCACGAACGATAATGGTGGCGTAGAACTTCTCTCTTGGACGAAGGTTCTTTGTGGTGTTCCAGTCCTCTTTCGACTTGGACTTGCGAAGAACAGCGAACTGATCCTTGATTGGGTCAGGCAAGCCAAAGCAAGATGGGGCGATGAACCTTCGCTCGGTAAGCTTCTCGTAATACTCAACCCGAAGGAAAGGCTCTCCTGTCGTGGTTGGCATTGGAAGGAATCTCACATCGTGAGTTCCTAGAGTTGGCTTCCAGTAAACGTTCTTCTTTCCATCTGTCTTCTGGGCTGTTCCCCCGCCCTTCTCTCCCTTGGAAAGTGCTGCCTTGATAGCGTCTAGGTTGTATGATGCCATGATGTTTTGTTGGTTTCTTTCTTGGTTGGACTATTGGTTGCTTGTGAAATGCACACTTTGTGCTTGGAAAAGCTGTTGTGGTCCAGTCTATAAGTAGGTTGCTGGCCCTGTAAGTTCACTGAATCGGTTGAACTTGTGTCTTACCCTTACCTTGAATACAAGCGGCTTTTACTGCTTGTTGTAGAATCACGGCAAGCCATGGTTCGCCTTGAGTGACTTGATCGTCTCGTTTGTTGGTGTTGTTGATAGTGGAGACAGCGTACCAGACATCGATATCAAGTTCAACGTTTAGTTTCGAACTCAGCCACCAGAGACTTATTTGAGTTGGTGGGACGTGCTGGAATCTATCAGCCACGTTGTAGAGAATACCAAGCTTGTCTCTGTGCCACTGACTGTCGTTGTCGACATAGTAGCTCTTCGTGTCTGTTCCAATCTTGCCAATGTCATGAAACAGGGCGGCAAGGATAAGGTCGTTTGCTGATACGGTATCCTGAAGGCCATATGCGTTTCTGAGCTTGGCCATGTTCTGCAACACTCTGAGTGAGTGCTCAACGAGCCCTCCTGGGTGGCAACAGGTAAAGTCTGTCTTGGTTGATGCTGGAGCTACCATGATTCGGTCAGCTTCATCTTCCAGGAACTTGTCTATTGCTGCGTTGTTGAGTTTTGCCGCTTGCGTCTTGAACAGGTCGTAGTTCTTGATGATGACTTGCTCTAGTGACTGCTGTTTTGCTGCGCTTGTGGGATTGGTTGCCATATGATTGTGTTATGCCTTGAGGTTGAATGACTTGTCGATGGACAGCGGAAACATTGTGGTTTGGTCTGGGAACTTCGGAAACCCAGTTGATGCAACCTTACCGAGACCGGATAACAAGTTCAACCTATTTGGGTGAACATCCATAATCAAGGCATCGTGAAGGACAAACAGTGGGATGATCTGCTCTGAGAAAGATGGCGGCAAATCTGACATGTACTCTATCAGATTTTTGAATCCCAGCATGGCTATATCAACGGCTGTGCTTTGGATATAGTGGTTCAGCAGTGTGTGTTGGTGTGTAGTCGTTATGCGTCTGCCATAAAACGATGTTATCCAGCGCTGGTTTGACGGTTCAGATATCCATTCTGTCCTGAGTCTTGAGGTTATGCCATCAACGTCGAACATAACCTTCACGTTGTGGATGAGCAACTCTGCATAACCATGAAGCTCAACAGGTATGCCTTCCTTGATGGTATCCTTGCTGGCTCCATATAGCTGTGCCAACAACACTCCCTTGATTACCTTCCGGGTTAGCGCTCCTGTCTCTAGCCCCATGTCCCTTGTAAGCTTATCTACCATCCACATGTATATGTCACTCTTATCTATCCCTATAATGGTACCCTCCAACCCCTCTGCAACCCTCTCTGGTAATGTTCCACTGGCTAGAGAAATACCAGGGTGGTTGTTATAGGGCAACTGGAGTAGGGTTAGGGGTTCAAGGGCACGATAATCAAGAGAGACGATGTGTCCTCCATCCCACCTTGACTCCAGGATGTTTCTATAGCTTCTGGGTAGATGTAGGATGTTGGGACCGGCAACAACCTTCAACCTTCCTGTCACTGTATCAAGTCTGCTATATTCAACAGGCATAGCATACCCGTTGTTGTTAGGCTGGAAGGACTGCACGACTCCTAGCTTGTCCTGAGATACGGCTTCATTCCAAGCGTCACTGTTTATCTTGGCCGGTTGTAGCGCATCAAACACAGACTCCGTGGGAAGATAAATGTCGTGGTAGTAGCTCAAGTCCAACCCCTGCAGAGCTTCGGCATGCTCTCTAGATAGCCTCTCAGTCTCTCTATACGCCTTATCCGGGCACACAACGTTCCATGGCACACGTTGGTGCGGCAGGGTTGGTGCAAGCCCCCTATAAGCCTTCAGGTAAGGTTCAGGGGCTAGGGGTGGAGGTTGAAGCAGATAAAGCTTCTCGATAATGGAAGTGCTGTGTTGTTTCATATGGTACTGGTAAGGTACCATGCGAATAACTCTAGCTGCTGGATTATCTTCTTGTTCGTCTTGGGGACGGGGCAGAGGTAGGAGTTGAAGGTGTTGTCGACGTTGACCCTAGGGCTTGGATGGTGGCTCTTGCGGTGTTGAGCTGGCCGATAAGGTTTCTGTACTGCCCAAAAGCATCATTTGCCGTGAGTTTCAGGGTTGTTTCGAACGTGCCGCCTTCGAACTTGTGGGTAAGACCGGTTACGTAGTAGATGTTGTCAGCCGTTGTGTTGGTGTTGAAGTCAACGAACAGTTCTTGGGAGTATCTTACGAACGGGCATCCTAGAGTTGTGATAGAAAGCTGAACAGGATAGATGGACAGAGGCACGCCTCCTGGCTGTTCACCATTTGCCAACACGGGGTCGCCATTCAAGCTTCTCTGCATGTTGATGGTTGACATCAACGGATCGCTGTTGCTTGACAGGTTTGCAGACTTGATTGTTGTTCCCATGCAACCGTAGATGATGTGCGGAACGAACTTCATCACCATCTCTTTCAGTTTCTTCGGTCCACCCTTGAGCCTGTACTGCGTGCTGCTGTTGGGAAGAGTTTCGATGATTCCATGGGACAGAGCGTGGTTGACCACACTAGTGTGAATCTGTCGCCAGTTGGCAAGCAAGTCACTGTCTGAAGGTGGGGCTTGAATTCCCGTTGGGTTTTCTTGCCTTCTGATGTTGTTGTTGTCAAGTACAGCTCTGCCTGCACCTTCGTCTCCTGGGAACGCCGAGAGTGTCGACAGAACGTTGTTGGTTGACAGAGTAAGCAACTCTCTCAACGTGCTGTTGGGAGAACAAGCCTTGTCATACACATGCAACTTTAGAATCGTCTTGGAAGGGTCATAAGCGTATGGTACAGCTTCAATGTCAAAGGTGACTTGAGGCATGGTGAAGTCCGGAGACCTGCTTATGTTGTTTTCCGTCATGATGTTGGCCATGCGACGGTTGAACTCATCTTGGGAACCGACAATCTCTAGTTCGGAACCTTCAACGTTCTTCTTGTAAAGGTCGTTGATTAGGTAAGCGGGATTCATCGGATCATCAATCATCTTGTTGGCAAGGAACGAGATGAACTCAGCAACGGACAAGTTGACGGCCCTGCTCGTGTTCTCTAGTCTCAGTCTTGAATACTCCCTTGCAAAGAAGTCCGTATATACAGGGAACTGACTGATGTTGCACCTGCTCATCAACGACGCCTTGTTGTTGAAGTTGTAGAAGTATACCTGAACCTCTTCAAACTTAGGCTTGCCGCTTATGGTGTCCTTCACCTTGGCAAGAGGCTTGGCCACAAAACTCATAACGAGCGTACCAAGAGACAAAACACCTTCAGTGTTAGCAACAGTGCTGGCAAGTTGATCCCTGTCAGCCCTGGCAACCTGTGTGCCGGAGATTCTTACCGTTTTGTTCCTGAGTCTTTCCTTCGCTGCGGACTGTCTTAGGAATATGTCGTTGTCAAAGCTGTTGTTCGATGTTCCTTGAACGTTGATTCCTCGAAGAGTGTCTTGAATATCCCTGTTCACAGAACGACGAATAGAACTTACCGAGCCACCGGTTGTGGTTCTAGAGTTGCCTGTTCCTGGCCCTAGGAGCTCGTCCAGTCGCCTTCTGAGTTGGCTTGCAGCATTCCGTATAGGCTGAGCGTTGTTGCCTCTAGAACCTGCCCTGGCGGCCAAGGAGCGCCTTAGCTCTGCAAGGTCGGAGAACAACTCTTGAGACAGCACAAGATAGTTGGTTGCATCGCCTGCAGCTGCCAACATCTGATGGCCTCTTATCTCTTGGCGTTGGTTTCCTTGAGAGCCGTTTGCGCTAGGGCTTCCAAACACTGCCGAAGCAAGGTCGTTGATTTCTCTTGACAGCGTTTCAACCCTTGCAATCTGTGTGCGAAGCTCAGCTGTGCTCTCTCCTGTTATGGACAGTTCTGTCGTTTCAGCTACACCTCTGGTTACAAGGTTCAACGTGATGTTGACTTCGCCAACGTCGCCAAAAGAGAAGTTGCTGGTGACGATGCTATAATGTTCCTTGATGCGTGTAAGGTTCAGTAGGTCTGCATATGGGTTACCGCTATCAAGAGCATCCGGATGACTCCAACCGTACTCCACTTCGATAAACGAAGAACCATATCTGTCTGGCTTCACGAAGTCAGCAAACTCACCAAGTCTCGAACGGTCATGCAACACAAGTTCAAGGCGTGCTGTCTTCGTTGACATCAACCCAACAGTGCTCTTTACGTCAACATCGAAGCTCTTGATGCTGGCAAGGGGTCGTGATGGATCAATCACCGGCGCCAGATAGTTCGACTCGTTCTTGATAGCTTCACGGTTGATGAGCGTTTGAGGAGTCTTGAACAGCTCCAGTCCAACAACGCTATAGTTTTGGAACTGCTGTTCTGTGTTGCCAAACAAGCTAGCTGTAACTTGACTTGCCAAGTTCATAGCCGCCAGCGCCTTGTTGTTTGGATCGACTGTGGCAGCACCCTCCAAGAACTTCTGAATGGTTATAGCTCCAAGCTTCCCATCTTGAAGGACTTGCCTGCTACTATAGAGCTTGATGTCCAGAACAGGTGTTGCTCTCTGAAGTTCAAGAGTTGGGAATGCGTTGAAAAACACGGACAACAGCTCGGCGTTCTTCTCTCCTGGAATCAGCATGGGATGTTCCATCCTGAAGGCCACGATTTTCTTCGCTATGTCGAATACGGCTTGAGGTTGCGAACCAAGCTGTCCTCGCTCTTCGGGTTTGAACCCTATCTGCCCCAAGTCATCGTTCAGCACGTTACCTGAAGATCCTTGCCTCCCGGTTGCTATCGTGTTGCTGCTGTCATAGTGGGCTTTCACACAGCGAGACAGCTTGCGAAGTTTTGATGCGTCACCGCCAGCTTCTGCCACTCTTGTTGCTAGTTGCTCAAGAATTGAACGCTGGTTGTCGTTGAAGGCTTTCCTTCCACCCTCACCGGTGTCGAGAAACAGCTGGAACACTTCGTTGGTCACGGCATCTACATCTCGAATGTTCAGCCGCTCGTCTACAGTCCTGTTGTTTACATCGCCAGGAACAAGCGTTTCTGAAGTACCTCTGTTGTCGAACTCTCTAGAACGTTGTTCACCGACAGCCTGCGAGAACGCCAGAGCTTGACTCACGGTACCTTTGTCCAGGAAACCGAAGTACCTTGCAAGGTCTTTTCTAAGAAGCGCTAGTTTTTGGCTTCTTATCTCTCTCGTCAGCCCTAGGTCTAGTTTCAGCATGATGTCTTATAGCTATAGAGGGGACTTTTCTACTAGCCCAGGTATCTAAGAGCTTGTTCTAGGTCAGGAATCACGATTCTTGTGTTCACTGGGCACTGCGGAGCCCAGCCTATCGATGAGGCTGCAGCTATAAGCCAGTAGTACCTTCCATCACCGTAATACTGCCCCGCCAACACGTCAAGTCGAATGACTTCCTTGAGGTATATCACCGTTGTCCGGATAGCTCCCGATGCAACAGCTGCTCGTATCTTAGAAACGGACTCGGATGTGCCATATTGCACACCGAAATTCACTCTTGGCGTTGTTGAGTATCTGCTAACGGCCATATATCAGCCTTTCCTGTTCAGCGTTGGGTTTGACAGCGGGTTGAATCTGTTTATGTTTCCTTGAGCAGACACAGACTGAGCGTCGTTGGCTGTTGGCGGTGTTGTTGTGTTGCCGTTGTTCATGTAGTAGTTCGAGTAAGGGCCAACAGGCCACACAGGAGCCGTCATGATGCCATTAGCGTCCAATCCTGGTGTAATGTCATGGATTACGGACATTCCAAGGTTTACCGTTACAAACTTCGGAGCTCTGGACTTGGTGCTTCCATCTGTACTCCAGCTGCCCTTAGCTTCTGAGTAATCCACCTTGAAACTGGTAATGACACCAGCAAGACCCTGTCCGCCAGAAGACTTGAAAGCTTTCAACACCGGGTTCTCTGTTTCAGAAAAGAACTGTTGGCCAGTGAGAGATTCAAGCCCTGCTGTGCTTGTGTTTCTCGCTGTGGACACCGAACCACTTGTTGTTGGTTGGCCGGTCACGACTTGTTGTTCGTCTCTTACCGTTCTGTTCTGAGAACTGTCAATGCGCTTTTGAAGTTCTCTTGCCGTCCTTTGCTGGTCAAGAGCTCTTGCAAACACGTTGCTTGTGTTCAAGGGCAACTGGAGAGTTGGTGATGTTCCTGCCTGTGCGTTGATTGGCACGGTTGGGTAGCCACCAATGTCGTTGTTCCCAAGAAACGAGCTGCCACCAACTCTGATGTCTCGGATGTAGTTCTTTAGTTGCAAGACAACCTTCGAGGTCTGTGAATCTGTTCGAACATATTCGGCAACGATTCTGCTCTCTTGTGTTATGAGTTTGGTAAACGGTGTGTTGCTTGCGCTATAGCCACGAAGATACTGAGAAAGAACCTCTGGCTTCAACACAAGCTTGTCTCCGGGCTGGAACAGTTGATCCGGTGTAACCACAGGAGACAACCCAACAGCTGTTGCTGCCCTTGCCATAATGGTCAAGTTCTGACTGTTCAGAATGGAAACAGGCCCATACATTAGTGCGCTGTTTGCACTGGTGCTGTCTGTTGTTGTTGTTGCGCCTGTTGGCACAGAGCCATCCCTGCTCGAAGTTCTACCGTCAGCTGTTGGAGCCACTCTGTTTCCTTGCACGTTGAAAGTGCTAAGCGTTGTTGCTCCAAACAGTCTTGCAACTGCCATCTTGCTGAAGTTGGTTTTGAACAAGTCCCCGAGTCTTAGTCGGACAACAGGAGAAGCTCCTGGAATCTGAGAGAACGGCTGTATGAACCTCACGTTGTCTACGTTTACTTCTCTGCCCTGCGTCCACTGTGGATATATCATGGTCACTAGCTTGTTGAGCTTGTACCACATGACGGAGTGATCGTCTTCGTTGGTTGCAACCATCTTGAAGGAAACGGTCACCGTTCTTGTTGTGCCTCTGTGTGTCTGTACCTTATCTTGCCTGCCATAGCCTTCTTGTGCTGTGTATTCCACAGAGAAGTCTTCCCCTACGTCTTCAAGGAAAGCGTGGAACTGAACGATTTCGTTGGTTCGCAAGTCGTGGATATAGAATGGCATGTAGTCCGACTCTAGGGACTGTTCATACTTCGCAACCATATCGGCTGAGATTCTACCAGAACGAACAGCTTGGTTCCTGTCGCCAGCTGTCCTGAAGTTTGGCTGTTCGTTTCCATCGGTGTTTATCACGTCCGGATAACCTTCAACAAGAGACACACCGGCTTCTCTCAAGTTCCTGTTGGTTCCTGCGCCTGGGTTGTACAGAGAACCAAGAGGAAGAGACAGCATGCTCGTTGTTGACATACCCCACGCCAACTTCCCGTTCTTGCTCAGTCTGGACTTGGCGATGTAGTTTCTTCGCACATCTGGCAGGCTGTCAATAAAGGACACGGTGCTTCTGCCATCTGTGTTATAGTCTGGATTACCGTTATCCGCTGCGTCTTGAACGATGTCCTGGTTCTGGAGAACTCTGTCCCCCAGGTTCATCAGGACGTTTATGAATGACACGAGCTTCAATCTCTTGAGTCTCTCTAGCAGGGCGCTTGCACCTGCCACAGAAAACCCCTCAGAGGGTATAGCGGCCACATCTGAGAGCAAACCTATGCCACTTCGGAGTATCTCACGGAGCAGGGTACTGATTCTGCCACTTTCGGTCAATATCTTCGAACTTGCAGTGGCCAGTTGCTGCACAGCCGCCGTGTTGCCTGTGGCGTTGAAGTTTCCAAGCAGTCGGAAACCAAAAAACTCTTCAAGACCAGCAAACAGACAGTCTCCTCTGTTGTGTTGCACTGTGTCAAACAGAGTCGTGACACCGGATACGTCTCTCAAGAAGTCCAGTCCAGAAGTAATCTTTCCTTTTGGATAGACCGTAGAAGACTTCAAAACGGAAGTGCCAAGCAGGTCTGCCTTCTCTTGGGTTGACAGCGACGCATACCCAACAATGGTACCATCACCGGAACCCTGCTGAACCAGAAACCCAACGCTCTCAAGGACAAGGGTGAAGGCAACGACCAACGCTACAGCCACAGCGACTTGTCCGGTAGGAACAAGTGTGTTGAACTGGGAGTATGGACTGTAGAACGACCCATATGTCTCCAGACTGTCAGTGTTGTCGATGAAGGTTGTTCTTGAGCCCTTGTCGATTCCGTAGACTTTCTTGAGTTCTCTTGCCCCAGAGAATCTGCCGAGAGATATCTTCTTGCCAAGCCTTGTTGGTGAAGGTACCGCCGCTCTTGCTTCTGCTTCAACTGTGTTGTCTTTTGTAACAACGAAGTCGAAGTCCGCTCCACCCTGTGAAGCATCGAACAACGAGTTCAATGCAAGAATCTGCATGTCTTCAACAGTTAGTCGTTTTGCTGCAACTGTCTGTCCAGAGATTGTAGGTTGCCCAACATAACTGGTCTTAGCATAGGCACCAAGTTGGTTGTAGAAGACAGAACCAAGCTCCAGCTTCGTGTCAGGCTGAGTACCATCCCCAGTTGGATTCAAAAACTTATGCTCTTCGTTGAAACCGGTTGTTTCAAGCAGCTGTTGGTCGATGAACTTTCCGTGCTTGCCCGAAGATAGATAAGCTTTCAGCGACTTTGTTTTGCCGTTGTCAACCGGAGCTGAAGACCCAAGAACATTCTTCTTCGCTCCAAAGTCGGCTTCTGTGTTGCTAAGTCCGACGGCTTCAAATGCTTGTGGGTTCCACATCGTAGCAGGACTGACAAACGGAGTTGGGTCAATCTTGCTTACGTTTAGTTGCTCGTTCTGGGAGACGTACCTTGGCTGGTTAGCGTCGTCACCAGAAGCAGGACGAATGTTGAACGTTGGTTCCAGAGGAATAGCGTTCTGTCCATCAACCGTCATCTGTGTAACGTGAGCTACAAGCTTCCTGAGAACAGGACGTGCCACATCTGTAGAGCCATCAAGAGTAGGAGCGACGGCTGGGCCGTCTGTGTTGGGACGCTCGCTACTTTCCACAGCACTGTCATCAGTACGCTGCTGATAGTAGATCGTCAGCTTGCGTGTGGAACCGGTTGAAGGGTCAGCCGGTGCATTCTGTGGAATAAATCTCGACATTTGTGTCCATAACTACTCCACGTTGTCTTTTGTTGGAACAGCCGTAACGCTAGCTAGCGCTGTCGGCAGACTCTTCGTCATGGCGGCAACCATTTCCACAATGGTCTTCCTGGCACTGTCTCTGTCAGCTTCAGGCAGAGAATCTAGCAAGTGTTTCACTAGTGGATGTTCTAGAACTTGGGTGTCTATGGGCTTCGTCATGTCACTGGCCTCTCATTGTTCCAACGCTGTTTCGTGTGGAAGGGTTGAAGGACTCAGGTCTAAGGGCTTCTTCTCTTGTTGGCTTGTCCTTTGCGAACCTATACAGGGCCTTGTTGAACGTCCCAGCTTCGAGAGTGACGTTTACTTCCACGTTCACGTTTGCTGCAGCTTGTTCGATTCTTGCAATCTTCTTCGCTCCCAACTTGTCGCCCATACGCTCAAGCGTCAAGTCGATGGATGGGATGTTTCCAGCCCTTGCAAGGTCTCTGGAGAAGTCTTGGTACGCTTGGATCATGTTGAGGAAGTTGGCTCCAAGAGTGCCTTGAAGACTTTCTGTGATAGCTGTAAGCATTCTTGGAAGGCTTCTGAGTCCGTTGTCTCCTTCGCCACTTAGTTCTCTGATTTCCTTGGCAACGTCAACAAGGCTCTTGATGGCTCCGAACACTCCCTTGACCTTGTTGATTTGCGCAATGCCTGGAGCTCTGATTTCTCCGATGGCATCGAGAACACCTTGAAGCATGTCTCCATGGCCATCAACGTTTCCGATTCTTCTCTTGGCGAAGAAGAACGTCATGACTTCCATAACCGGCAAGAACACTTGAGACCATGTGTTCAACATGCCACCGGCACCTAGGCCACCTCGGTCGACTCTCAACGAACCAACGATGCTTGTGATGGAGCTTACAAGCTCAAACACGCCCTTGAGGGCAGCGACCTTGGTGTTCAGACCAGGAACAACTGGAATCTCCATCACTTGATTGATGAATCTAGGCAAGTACGTAGAGAACATATCTCCTAGGCTGTCAGTGATAGACGTAATCATGGAACGAGCAAACCTACCCATGGCTTCAAGCCCAGGAATGGTCCTTACGTTTCTTGTTGTCACTTCGAGCGTTGAACTCACTGCCGATATCAAGGGTGCAGTCATCGAAGCAAACGACTTGATAAGTTCTGTCACGATGGACAGAGCTTTTATACGCTGTGGATCTGTTGGTAGTCCTGCTACGAGAGTAGCTACGGAACCAACGATACCAGAACGACCGTCTTGCCCAACAATCAGGTTCTTTAGGGAGCTTGACAGTCGCTGAATGAAGGTCTGTGCTTGGTGAAGTCTTTCGTCGCTCAAGCTGGCAGCTGATCTGCTGGATAGCAGTTGGTTGAAGCTGTCCATGGCTCCACCAACGCCTTGGTTGCTCATGACAGCAGCGAGAGAGTTCAACGTTGAAGACAAGACAGTCCCTATAGACTCAAGGACCGGCCCAACAGCCTTGAGAGCGTTGATGTTTCGTACGCCGTTGACAAACTCCAGGACATGTCCAAGCATGGCCTTAGTTGCACCGCTTATGGCTGGAATGAGCTGCGTAATCATCCCTTCCATGGCCTTGAACTTGGCCACGGCTCCTAGTCCTGATGCAATCAAGCTCAGTGGTCCACCGATGAAGCTGGCAGAGATTTCAAACTGGCCAAGGAACTCTCCAACAGCCTTGATCATCGATGCAAGTCCAGTTGAAAGAATACCAAACACCTCTGCCGATGCTTTTAGCTGTGTTGGGGCAATATCCATGTTCGATGCCATAGATTCAACACGCTTCAACAGAGCTGTGACAACGCCTGTTTTCGGGTCAGCAAGCATCGATATCACACCCGTCAAACCTTTGGTTGCTTTCTCGACAACCATGGCGTTTGTCATGTTGACATCGGCGAACAGTCCGCCCGTTACATGCTTGATCAAGTCAACGATAGGAACGATGAGGGAAGCAAGGCCAGCTGTGATGGTTGAGAACACACCGGCTTTCTCTTTCAACACGCCTACGTCACCCGATATCGAGTTGACAACCGGAACAATCTGCAAAACAGCGACCTTGATTCCAGTGATCACTTCCGTCAGTGATTCCAATGGGCTCTTAGCACCAAACAGCTTCGAAGCCACTGTGCCTATAGCAGCAAACGGAGCACTGAAGGCTAGAGCAGACATAGCCAACGTCATTTGGATTATCAGCTGTGTGAAAGTCATCAGAATTCCGCCAACTTCCTTGGCATAGGCTGCATTCACACCGGCACGGTTCATTCCTGTGACGAAGTCGGCGATGGTTACAGTAGCAAGTTTCGTCAAGCCAACGAGAACAACGCCAACAGCAACCATTCCTAGGGCTATAGCAGCCGCTGCAGTGCCTCCGCTTGAGCTAAGGGCAAGACCAACACCCGCCAACACGAGCATCGATGCTGACACTCCTAGCATCAACAAAACCATGTTGTTCATTACACCCATGAAGGTGTTGACGGCTTCCTTGCTTACGTTCTGGAACATCTTAGCCCCAAGGAACACTATGCCGCCAACAGCCAACATGATGGCGCTGATAGCCAGAAGTCCTATTCCTAGGCCCTTAGCGATGGCTCCAAGGCCCTTCGAAGAATCCCCAAGCCTTTCAACAGCTTGGAAGAAACCTGTCTTGACAAGGCCAACAAACATAATGGTGACTGCACCAAGAACGCCCGTTATCATGGCCAGGGACTCTGGTTTCACTTGAAGGCTCTGCGCAAGGGCAGCGAGCAAGATGACTGAGCCAATAACAGCGCTAGCAGCAGCTGTGAACATCACAACAGAACCAGCTAGCTTACGCATACCCTTGGCACTGTTCTTGATCTGGTCAGCTACTCTCTCTGGAGAGCTCGCACCCTTCGAAGAAGCTGTGTCTCCAACAGTTGTTCCTGCCTTCGCTGCTCCACCTCTGATCGATGTCATCAACCTTGGCATGTCGCCAAGGATACCGGCCACAACGGCTCTGAACACAGCCATCACAGTAGCAGGTCCAAACCAGAACACAATGGCACCCATGATTATCTTGTGCATGTGTGGCATCACAAACTTGTTGAACATCTCTTTCGCTATGTCAACGAGAGCTGAACCAACGTCCTTCAACACCGGTCCAAGCTCTTTCTTCAAGTGCATGAAACCGGACACAAGCATTCCAGTAAGACCATCACCGAACTCACTAGCTCCACGCTCTAGAGCAGCAGGGTTCCGTATTGCCCCCAGGATGCCTTTTAGGACATCCTTCAAACTAGTCAAGGCGTACTTCGCTCCTTGAACGAAGATCGTCCCTACGGTCTTGTAGAAGGTCTTGAGGCCAGTTAGGAACTGGCTTCCTGCTGGCGAACTAGCAGAGAAGAAGTCGAAGAAGTTCTTCTTCATGTTTGCCATGAAGGTTTTGAACCCGCCTTTAGGATCGGTGCTCAGAACAGCGAACAGTCTTCTGAACTCATCAACGATCTTGACTCTTAGAGCCTTGAACCTTGAGGGTTCGAACAGCTTGGAAAGGCCCTTCAAAATGTCCTGGATGCCTGGGAACATCTTGACGAACATCCTTCCAACTTCTCTACCGGCAATCAATATCTGATACATTGCACGCTGGAGGTTGGTAACGACTAGTCTAAACTCTCGACTTCTTCGGATTCCTCCCTCGAAACCCTTCATGAAGGTTTCCAGGAAGCCACCCTTCATCGCTTGCCCTGCCTGAACAAGTCTCTTGATGCTCTCCGATAGCTGTTGCATGGCTTCGGCTTGACTTACCTGAGTCTTCTGAGCCTTGCGCATCTGGGCATCGAGTTGTGCACCAGACAACGCTCTGTTCTTCTGAGAGAAGGCAAGCCTTGTCTCTTCGTCGCTCAACCCTGTGAGATCGGACAGCCTTCTACGCTCTGCAATGGACAACTGGTCAACGTTTCTACCGGCCTTGAAAAAGGCTTCACGAAGCAGGTCCAGTTTCTTGGTTGGATCTTGCTCCTTCATCAGCTTCATTGCATCGATGTTCAAGTTGAACGCTTCAGCAAGCCCTGCAACCTGCTGCGCTGAATCCTCAAAGTTCAAGGTCTTGTCCATGACCTTCTTTAGAGTTTCCATCGACAGGCCGAGCTTCTTCACATAGACAGAAGCCTTCATCATGTCCCTTGGAACCATGATGCCGAACGACGCACTCTCCTTGATCATGAATTCAAGGTCTTTGCCAACCTCTTTCGCAGAGAACCCGAATGTTCTCTCAACCCTTACCAAGTCCTTCATGATTCCACGAAGGTTCGACGTGATGTCTTGACCGCTGTTGTTTGCCGTTATCTGCAAACCCTTCATTGCAGCGCCGGTGAAGCTTGTCGCTTTGGTAAGCACCATCACTTCGCCTGACATTCTGGCGGTTTGTCTAGCGAACGTGTTGAAGATAGGCCCCATGTCCTGAGCCAGTTTTGTATACTCCCTCAGAACGTTTGCAAGACCTTCTCTACCATACCCGAACACACGTCCAAGGCTGAGACCGGACTGTTCGAACTGTTTGATGTTTGGCATCATGTCCTGAACAGCACGGCTCGTGCCTATGCTCAGGTTACCAAAAGCATCCCTAAGCTCTTCCAAAGCCACCCGGAATGGATCTACTCCACTCTGTGCTGCGTCCTGAAAGAAACTCAACAGAGAACCAGGAAGGGATAGCAGAGACATCCCTATGTTCTTGAGTAATCCGAAGGCAACCCCGCCCATACGCATAATGGTCTTGAACAACTCGGTTGACAAGTTCAGACCTGCCTTGAACCCTCTTACGAACTCGACAGGAACAGTAAGTTTCTTGAGACCCTTGGTGAGCTTGCCCACAACGCCGTCAAGCTTCTCCGCCTGTTCGTTGCTGTCTTCAAGCCCTGTTGAGAACTCCTTGGTCTGCTCTTGGGCTTCCCTGAGTCCGTCCGTAATCTCTTTCATCTTGCTCTTGTCGAGCTTACCAAAGCACTCTTGCGCCTTGCAGATGGCTTCAACCAACTTGGCCTGAGCTTGATACGCCTCGGTTTGCTTCTCTATGTGAGAAGTAATCTGCTGCATAGCAGACAACAGCTGTTGCGCAATCTTGAGGTTGTCAACTGTTGGTCCTGTTGTGTCCGCCATGGTAGATGGTTATGCTCCTGCACCCATAACTATCAACAGCGTATTTATCATGTCAAATCCAGAAGAACCATCAACCGAAGAAGACATCATGACGGAACACAAGGCCGAGGAGCTGTTGAAAGAGTATCTCAAGCTTAGCCCTATTCCAAGTGCCGTTATGATGCCTTTCAAGAACTACAAGATGACAACGTTGGGGAAGTTGTTCTTTTCCAGCCTTGTGGTAAGCATGATGACCGGGCAAAAGTCTCCGTTCAAGGTCTCTGGAGACAAGAAGAAGATTGACATTCTTGTTCGAGCGGTCCAGAGTTCGAAACGGTTTCAGGATGAAGTGAAACGTCCTGGTGCCACTGTTGATTCAGTAATCAGAGCCATGGATCTGAAGAACGTTGACTCGAAAAACTTCGAACACGTGTTCGGAGTGCCATTTCCTCTGTAGTCTTTACCAGGTTCCGTTTGCCCTATAGAATTCATACTTGTCAAGCGCTGAGAACCTCGGGGCTGTATCTGAGTTGACAAACGGGTTCATGATTGCCGCTCCTCTGCCAACTGGAGAGCAGTCTGTTCTCTGGAGAGCTTCTCTTCCTGTGCATACGTGTTGCATGCCAAGCCAGTGGCCGGTTTCGTGCATAAACACCGACTGCAATTGGTTTGTCGATTCCATGGAGTCTGCATCGAGTCTTATGAAGCTTGAATGGTATTCATACAAGCCTATATTGCCCGTACTAAGCCCACCATCCCAACGCAGCACGTACAGGTTGAACAAGTATATCGAGGCGGTTGTTCGAAGAGTCGGTCTTAGGCCAATTCTCCTGAACTCTGGGTAAGTGGCTTCCATGGCGAGTCTCTCAGCTTGAGAGAATCTGCTGTCGAACAAGATGTAGATTTCTCTGCGACACAGAAGCTCAGGAGACCGGCCTTCTTGTCTTGCTATATCCAGTGGATTGGAAGTGGGCAAGCGCTGTGGTCTTGCGCAGTTGAAACTGCCATACACAACCAACAGAACCAACAAGAGCCTGACCAGAACCCTCATACAACATAGTTACATGGTAGAAACACAAGTTCTATGTCAGTAAAGCAGCAACTACCTTCAAGCACCAGGAAGCCAACTGTAGGCATAGGTCCAGAAGCAGCATCCGAGTTTCGTGTTGATGTTCCTCTTGTTGTGGGAGGGGAAAACATCACCACACTGATTCAGTCGTTGAAAGAACGCATCCGTGTGCTTGAAGAACAGGTAGCTATCCTGAGCACAAGAACACAACATATGTGACCCAAGGAGTCCTATATAATGAGAGTTACAGTAGACGGAAGAGGGATTACCTCCGAAAATGGCGTACCTGTCCTGGACATAAAAGTCCCAACGAACATAGCTGGCCGAGACATGCACAGCGTTATTGAACAGCTGAGCACCCTTGTCGAAGCAATCACCAAGATGACAGGTTCGATTCAAGTTCTCGAAAGCAAGATTGAAGAGCTTGAGAAACACACCTGTACACCCTGCCAGCACACATGTGGGCCAGAACAAGCGCAGCCAACAGCTGCAGCTGTCGAGAAGCCCGTTGCAGCAAAGAAGCCAGGAAAGGCAGCTGCAGCTGACAGTAAACCCGAAGAGAGCAAATGAAGATATCGAAAGCAGAACTGCGAGCTATCATTCTTGAGGCTGTGAAGGAGCTCAAGAGCAAGTTGGAACAAGACAAGCAACGTCAACTCGACCCGAAGGAACCAAAGGATGTCGGGGACAAGAAGTTGCTTCTAGATGATGACGAGAAGAACGAAGACTAGTGGCTCTTCAAGCCATCCAGCGCTTACGTTCACTCAACCCTTCAAGCCAGTGTTTGTGGCAGCGAGCCTCATAAGTCTCAGCACCACCAATGAGGACTTGTGAAGTTGATTTGGCGCTCAACTTTCGAAAGGTTCGCTGAGCATCTTCGCCGCACACAACGCACTCGCTCTTCATCTTCACAACACGGTCAGCCATGGTCAGCAGCCTTGGCATTGAACCAAACGGTCTGCCTTCGCTATCCATGTCAAGTCCGAAAGCAATGACGTTTACACCAGCTACTAGTAAGTCTGGAACCTGAACAAGAGACAAGTCTTCAAAGAACTGTGCCTCATCGATAAGAACAAGAGTTACACCCTGCAACTGTTCTTCTGTAACAGTGCCATCAACAGGCAAACACAGCACTGGATGACTCGTGTTCTTCTTTAGAGAGATGCCGTCGTGAGACACAACGTCGTCTTCCTTGTACCTGTTGTCGATCGTCGGCTTGATAACGAGAACCGTTTCTCCGCAATCCAAGCTCTCTTCCAGCTCTGCGATCAACAAACTGGTCTTGCCTGCATACATAGGCCCACAGTAAACCGTGAGGGTACCTGTGGCTGTGAGTTTTTGTTCTGTCATGTGCAACTCCTATAGGTAAACTCAACCACCATGTCTGGATGGTGGAGGATATCCTGAATCCTCACATCCCTGTATGTCTTTACTCCAACCAAACTCATTCCCTTGTCGTACTGCCTCACGATGAAAGCAGGGAACCAAGTGCCGGGGGTCGCATACAGAATGGGATTCTGTGGTAGCAACGGCCTTGTCAAGCACAACGCCAGAGAGTTGCTTGAAGTGACCTTGCACTTCGAAGCGTCTAGTTCGTACAGCTCCCCTCCAGCCTCCAGCCCAACAGTGAACAGAAAATGTGACTCGTATATCATGAACCAACTCTACAACAAGGCGGTAGGAATGTGTTCATGTGAAACGCTGTGTTTTTCCATTCTGACCGAACTGTTTCGTTTTGCCGGTCATTGCTCTCATTTGTGGGGTGTTGTGCTGTAGTCCCTTGCTGGGGATGTCTGCCTTGTTGTCAACAGCCCTGGAAACTTCTTTGTTGATGCGTTCTATAAGCCACTTACGGAAGGCTATGGGGTATTCGTAGTAGGTTTCCCAGGACATGCCGAAGTAGTATCCTAGGATGAAGAACGGCTCCAGGAGAACATCAATTCTGTCACTCGGCGTCAGGCCAAAAAAACGAAGCTCCGAGTGGAACCGTTATCACCTCCTCGTGATCACAGCTTGAGCACTTGAACTCTGTTCTCATGTCGATGCCCGGTTCTGAACGGTCGATTACGTTTCTGAGGTACAAGCTGTCCCCGGCTGGCATGTACTGGCAGAACTGGTGAATCTGTCCTCTGTCGGTATGCCCGTCAACCGAAATGATGCAGTTCGACAGCTTGGTTGTGACAAGGTTGTCCTGAGTAAAACCCTTCTTGCGCTTCGCTTCGATGTCCGCTACGATTCTCTCTTGGTCTCTTGTCGTCAGAAACTTGAAAACAATACGCTTTCCAGACACAGGAAGCTTTTCAACTTCAAATGCATTCTGGAACTCTCCTACTTGCTTGAGCTTTCCCAAGTCGAGTTCCTTGATGTTGAGCTCGGTCAAGTTGACGTGATGCTCTTGCTGTGTCTCACAAGCTGGACACTTGATTTTGAACCCGTAGTCAGCACCGTAGCCTGTAACTCTGATGGCAATAAGCAAGGCCGACAAGTCTCCACCAATGAGCTTACCCACATCCAGACTCTTGTTGAGCAAGCAACTCTTGACGAGTTCGGTTGTCGTTGACCCCTTCTTGATGTACGCCTGATTCATCAAGATATCTTCGTCCTTGGCTGCCATGTGCCTGATTTCAAGCTCTGTTGCGCCACGGAGCGCTTCATCTTCGTACACAAGCCCAGAGGAAGGGAGTGGTACCGATGCAACGGGAATCTGTGCCAGTCCAGCCGCCTGCTGAGCCGCTTGCTGTTGTGACTGCACAGGAATCCCTGTTGTTGGAAGGCCCATTTGATCAGCAGCCTGCTTTGCTGCAAACACAGAGTTCTTGAGCTCTCGTTTCTCTTCGTCTGTCATCGCCATTGTATCATGCTCCTAACACCTACGTAGTGTGGTGTTGATTATAGAAGCATGATTCGGTGATTGTGTATATCAGGTGCCTTGTAGTGTCAAGGTTGGAAGTTCCTTGGAAACACTAGGAGCTACCGGCTGTGCTTCAGGCTGTGACTTACCCTTCTTGGGTGTTTCAGGCTCTGGTGGCTTCGAAGACAAGTTCTTCAGCACTTCGCTGGCATGAACAACAGCCTCAATAACCTTGCTGTGCATGTCCGCCATAGCTTGTGAATACACACGCTGCTCTTCATCCGTTAGTTCGTCTGGATCGATAAGTTCCAGAGTGTCAACCATTGTCTCTTCGAACTTCATGGCTGCTTGCTGAGCCTGAATGGTCAATGACCTGATGGCCTGAAACTTCTTTCCCTCTTTTAGCTGCAAAATCTTCTTCTCAACAACGAGGGACACAAGTCGTTGGAGCTTCTCTTCAGAGATTTGTGGCTTCTTCTTTTTCATCTGTGCTGCTCTACCTTCTTCTTGCTTCCTAAATAGTCGAGTAGCTTCTTGAATTGCTGGAGTTGTGCCGGGAACTTGATCTGGGGCTGGTGGTGCTACCGGAGCAGTAGGAGTAGTTACAGCAGGCTGTACTTCAGGCTCTTCTGGTTCCTCTGGCTCTGGTAGACTGTCTTCGTCTATGTCGAACTGGTCCATAAGCTCCCTCACAACGCTTGTTACCTTCGGTGGAATATCGACAGACTCCTCACCGCCATCCCCTGTCTCATCCGACTTGGTATCGTCAAGAACCCAAGCGAAGAACTGAAGAGTTGCATCCTCTTTCTCTCCCTGAAGCCTAGACAGCAATGTCTTCCTAATATCAGCTTCCTCTTTCTTCTTTAGACGGTCCAGGAGAGCCTTGTTAGGGTCTTTCTCCTCCGGTGGTTCATCCATACCGGCATCGGGCTCAGATAAGCCTCCTAGAGCGTCTGGAGGCATACCTGGAGGCATACCTCCCATGTCACCAGCTCCTCCTGGTGGAGCTCCGGGTGTTGGCATCATACCTCCCATATCAAGCTGTTCTAGAACAAGCTTGAGTTCATGGTCAATAAGACGCTTGATTATGCTGAGTTGAGAGGTGGCTGTTATTTGTGGGTGTTTCTTCTTCATAGGGATTCCTCTAGCGAGTGGAACATTACCAGAGAGGGAGGGTCGGAGGGGTTGGGAGTAGGGTTATATGCCCCACAAGAGATGGTTGTTATGTGGACGGAGCATTTATGATGCTCTTGATTTTTGCTCCACCGTTCTTGATGAGGGACTGCAGACCGTAATGTTTCTTGGGCATACGAACAAGGTCATCCCAGGACACCCACTCATAGTCGATGTTCTCATCGTTGAGGGTTGGCGTGAACTCTTTATCGACAACTCCAAGGAAGTTGAAGTATTTGAACTGGTGATGGTTGGACTTGAACACGAACACAAGGAAGTATCTAGCAGCTGGATCTACACCCATCTCTTCGAACACTTCTCTCTTAGCTGTTTCGAACGGTCCTTCACCCGGATCTATCTTGCCACCTACTCCGCTCCAGGTGTAAGGTTCCTTGACGATGCTGGACCTTCTGAGTACGAGGTACCGAGCTGTGCTCTTGGCATAGAACAGCACTCCAGCGCCAGCCTTCGTTGGCTTTGGCTTGTCCGTCGTGTCGTTGTACAGAATAGACTGTAGCTTGTTGTCTGTTGGCTTCGGCATATGGTTATTCTTCCTTGGCATGACGAAGCTTGTATGCAGCCATCAACCGTTCGGTGTTCCCCTTGATTATCCAGACGCTTACCGGTTTGAAGTCTTGTTCAGACATAAACCGCTCATCCTTCAAGTGCTTCAGAATCATGGTTGGGAACGGCCATGTGAAGTAGTAGAGGCTTGAGCTCAACTGCTTGATTACCCAGTCATACACGCCGTTCATGCTCTCGTCATCTAGCTTGTCTCTCTTACGAGCAAACAAGACAGCGATTCGATAGGCTCTGAGCTCGAAGAAGTACCTGAACGGGGCTGGTATAGGAGCAAGCGCTAGCAGGAACAGCAAGCACCATAGGAATTGGATATTCCACACCGCAAAAACGCTTAGCAGCGAGAATACCGCAAGCGACTGAGGGAACAGATACAGGAACTTGAACAAGGGTCCAGTGAGCCTGTCGCTGTCAAGGATATGGATGCACTCATGAGCTATGACTCTTGTGAGTGTTTCCGGATCGTGGTTAGCAGCTGCACCGACGGGCAAATAAATGGTGTTGCCTAGTGTGGTGTAGTAGTTCTCCATGAACAGCTTGTTGATGCGAGTTGCCTTTAGAAACCAACCAATAAGCCTCATGAGCTTAGAGTTCTGTTTCTCCTCGATGCGAACGGTTATTCCATACTTGGCTGCTACTACATCGAGGTAGCTTTGCACTTGTTCAGGCAGGGTTATTTGGTTCATGTCGCACCGTGTTCTTTCGGTTGTGAACCATAACTAGCCGGGGAAAATGGAACAAGGGCAGCCCCCGGTTATGGGAACTACCCTTGTGTTTCGAACCTAGGCTGTTGAGGGAGGATTACCGGCGCTTGACGCCTTCCTTCGAAGTCATCTGCACCACAAGGTCTCCGGGTCGAGGCGTTCCCATGTCACCGTGTTCGGTGATAACCCACATGACCTTGGTTCCGACGATGGCTCCCATCTTGGGAGCGAAGCCGTCAGTGAACATGATCACCGCCGAATACTTGCCTCGGTTCTTGGTTTCGTTGAGGTAGCGCTGCACACAATCGAAGTCGGTACCACCGCAGCGGGTACGCTCCCACTTGAATCCTTGACCGTTCTTGACGGTCTTGAAAGAGGAAAGGTCAACTTCGGTGTCGAAGTTCACGATATCGATTCCCGCTTCCTTGGAACAAGCGAAGGCTTCTGCAAGCCCCTTCTGCACATCGGAATCGGAAACAGAGCCGGACTGGTCGATTGCCCACAACACGTTGGCAACGGTGCTACGGCGAGCACCAGGAAGCATGTACGGCAGACGCTTGTTGATTCGCTTCATGGTGGAGTGACGCTCCATGGAGCGAGCCCGACCTATGAACATACGCAGAACCGCACGCCAGTCAACTTCGTGCTTCAAGAGAGCTTCGATCTGCGCAGCGATGCCCTGGGGAATCGAGCCCCACGAAGCACGGTTGTGAGCGTTCTTGACGCCCTTCTCGATCAGTCCCTTGACTTGCTCCCGAACGATGTCACGAAGGTCGTCGGGCATGTCGCCCCAACCACCGTGGCCGTCGAGAGTCTCGCCGTTCTCGTTTCCAACAGCGATGGTGTATTCGTCGCCGCCGCCCTTGCCCTTGTTCTTCTGCTTGCTGTATTGCTCAAGCCGAGCCATGTAGTAGTCCGAGCTCTCCAGTTTGGGAAGAGAAAGGAACAACTTCTCAAGGTCCGGATCGTCGGTGATCGGAGCACGACCGGGCATCATGCAGAACGTAGGCAACTTGTCTTCGCCGATGATGCTGTTGATTGCAAGGTCCGTGGCAACGTTCCAGAGCTTGTGTCGCTTCTGGTCCGACACGGAACGGTCCGTGATGTGCATGAACACGCAGTGAAACAGCTCATGCATGATGACGCCCTTCTTTTCCTTCATGGAAAGGGAGCGCATGAAGTCAGGGTTGTAACCCATCTTGATATTGCCACGTCGGTCACACATGACGTAGGCAGTGTCAACCTTCCAGTCCCGAATCTTGGGAATGTACATCGACATTCCCCCAAGAAAGGGCTCTTCTTGGAGAAGCTGAATCAGAGCTTGTCCAATCTCGTACTCGTCGGGATCGACGTTGGGGTCAGGCTCGTGGCGGACCTTCAACGGAGAGATTTTGGTGTTCTTCGTGTCGTTCGGGTCGTTCTGTGTTTCACTCATACACCTACTCTACCACCCAGAACGGAATAAGTCAACCCATATTCTGCTAGCATATTTCCAGTGCAACCACACAACGAAAGAAGAATATGCTTATTGGCCCTGTGTTTTGCCTAGCCATTTTCACCATGATGCTCTTTGGGAGTTTTCATCTATAGAAGGGAGGTTTTCTATGACGTGCGAGCACTAGGTGTGACAGACTGGTTTTCCCTGTAAAACAAGCGAGAAAATGAAAGCGCTTGTATTTTTCCTAGGGAATTTGCAGGGATTCCGCCCCCGCAACCCTCGCCTCCGATAACGGCCAGGAAATTTCCACACAGAATAATGGTTTAGAAAAGGCCATGGGGGTGGTATTATAGGTACATCAGATGAGGATGACGCTCCGGCGGCGGTTCGCCGGAGCTAGCAACCAAGGCAATCGATAAAAGGTACAAAGAAAACATGTCTACTCTCGCCGTCAATCTCGACATTCGTTCTACCAAGGCTCTTGTCTCTCGCTTCTCGTCGGACCGTGCGGTGATGCTTCGTGGTCGCCACGGCATCGGCAAGTCCCAGGTGGTCTATCAGATTGCAGGCTCGCTGCGCCACGATCTCTACAAGGACCGTGACTACTGCGTCCGGATGAGTGCGGCACTGGCCAAGGACAGCGGCTTCCGTAAGATGGTGCGAGCCTTCTGGAAGCGTAACGAGGGCAACCCTGCCTACGAGGGTCACGCTCGGGATGTGTGGCACTACGACATGGGTGTGCCGGTCATCGAGCGCCGTCTTTCCCAGATGACCGAGGGCGATATCACGGGTATCCCCTTCGAGGGCAACCGAGGCGGAACGGTGTTCCGTGCGGTGGAGTGGCTCCTGGCTGCGTGCGAGTACCCTTCGGTTCTCTTCCTCGATGAGCTCAACCGAGCGATCAAGGGTGTCGAGCAAGCGACCTTCCAGCTTGCCGATTCCAAGGCGTTCGACGGCAACCTGCTTCACGAGGGCACTCGGGTGTTCGTGGCGGTCAACGTCGGAGAGCAGTACGATGTGCAGCCGATGGATCCTGCGGCGATCTCTCGATACGCCACGATCGACCTTGAGCCCACGCTCAAGGATTGGTTGGACTGGGCCAGCGACAACTGCAACCAGGGTCTCGTCGAGTTCATCCGTTCGAACGAGAAGTTCTTGGAGTACAAGGACACGTTCGAGGCGAACAAGAAGTACCCGGACCGTCGTGCCTGGGGCAACCTGGATGCGGAGCTGACCCAAGCGGGTCTCTACGACGAAGTGGAAAACACCCTGTTCTGCCACATGGCTGCATCGATGGTCGGTTTCGAGCCTGCGCTGGCTTACTGGAACTTCATGAAGGAGCGTGACGCTGACATCTCGGCAGAAGACGTGCTCTCGGACTGGTCGGCGGTTCTGAAGCGTCTTCCGAAGGACGACACCAAGAAGTACAGCAAGTTCATCGATCTCATGGGCAAGCTCGACCACAAGCTGAAGACCCACAACCTCAACGACTCGGAAGCCCGGAACATGGGCGAGTTCATGAAGTCTGCACCGCCCGAGGTGTTCATGACTTGCTGGAAGTCGATCAACGTCATCCAGGCGAACATGATCAAGGTCCACAAGACCATTCAGGACTACACCCTGAAGCTTCTCGCCAACAACCAGGGAATCACGCCTGCGCAGATTCCCGCTCCGGCTCCCGCTGCAGCGGCTCCCGCTGTGACCGCTGCAACCCCTGCCCCGGCTGCTGCCCCGGCTGCCAAGCCCAAGAAGCGTAAGTGAGAACACCGGGGGGGAATGTGTTCTACGACCTTCAATCCTAGTGGGGGACAGATAAGTCCCGCCGACAACCGATAAAGTGGGCGAGGGAGCAAGATGAAAGTCTTGCTCCCTTTTTGCATTTCTAGAATTGCATTTGAATTCTGTTGTGTTGTTGCTACCCTGTGTCGACAGGAGTACAACACGACATGAACAACATGCAAATCAAGTTCAAGAAGACACATCCGAACGCCATTCTGCCCAAGCAGGGGAAACTGGGAGACGCAGGGTTCGATCTATTCTGCGTTGAGGATTTTCGGCTTCGGCCAGGAGAGAGACAGTTGGTTTCTACCGGACTTCAACTGGCAGACATGCCAGCGGGGATCTTCGGCAGTCACTTTTCATTCTTCCTCCAGATTGAAGGTAGGTCGGGGCTAGCGGCTAAGGGTGTCATACCACTGGGAGGCATCATCGACGCAACATATCGAGGAGAGATAAAGGTTATTCTCCAGAACTTGAACCAACAACGGCATGGCAGTATTTTTTCGGAAACAGTAGACCGGGATCTTTCAGAGAAAACCGTTTCGTTCAAAGCAGGGGACAGAATAGCTCAGCTGTTGATTCGAGTGATTGTAACCAGCGATGGCAGAGACCTTGCTGGTGACGTTGAGATGCTCGAAGCTGACGATGTGACAGAAACAGCGAGGGGAGATGCTGGATTCGGGAGCACGGGGCAATGAAACTCGCAGAGTTTCTCAAACTAAAAGCTGGCACTCTGGTGTTAGGGTTCGATACAATTGCGGAGGGGTCGGGCGTTGCAACTCTTTCTCTTACTGGCTGGGAGTCCTTTGACTCCTCGGAGGAATCAGAGCAGCCGTCATCTAGCCACAGAAGAGATGGTGTTGGAACCATATGGTATCCGACACGAACCATCCCAGATGGCACAGTTGTCCGAAACACAGAAAACCTAGACTGGGACAAGACAAAAGCTGGATGGAGGAAACTTGGAATACCTGACCCGTGGACCATGTGGCCAGGACAGCTTGTCACGTTTCCGGTTGGAGAAACTGTAGGGCTGATAACAGGAAGGGTTGTTGTTGCCTCTCCTGACAAGACAGAAACTCCATATGTTGCGGCTAGACTCTATATTGAATTGCTAGCTTCGGATGGCGAACTTGGTTTCGTGATGCTTCAGACAGATGACATTCTGAAACGAAAGCTATTCTTGGTATGAACACGAACACAATCAAAAAACCTATTCTACTGATCGATGGACTGAACGTCTTCATCAGACATTTTGCGGTGAACGAATCTGTGACAGCTGGCGGCGACCTTGTTGGTGGCGTTCTAGGCTTCACGAAAGCACTTGGGCACTTGATAGAGCAGTTCAAGCCTGAAGTTGTCTATGTTGTATGGGAACAAGGTGGTCCGTCTCCTAGGAGGAAGTCCATCTACTCGGAATACAAGGCCAACAGGGCTACGAACAAGCAGCTAAAAGAGATGTATCGCCAAGATGGAAAGTTCATTGCGGCAAGCGACACACAAAACAAGCTGTTTCAGCTCCAGCTGTTGACGAAGATTCTAGGAGAACTACCTGTTTGCCAGCTGTTTCTGCAAGACACAGAGTGCGACGACATAATCGCTTATCTTGCGAAGAGGAAGTTCCAAGGCAGAACAGACACGACGAAGATTGTGGTGTCTTCCGACAAGGACTTTTATCAACTTCTCGAAGACCCAACAGTGAGGATATACGATCCAGGCAAGAAACTGCTTGTTGGAGCAGACGATGTTCTTGAGAGGTTTGGCGTGCATGTAAGAAACATCACGCTTGCAAGAGCGGTTGTTGGCGACCCTTCCGACAACCTAGATGGCATACCAGGGATAGGGTTCAAAACGCTTACAAGCCGTTATCCGGGCATCCGTTCGGGAGAGACAGACTTGGATGCGTCCTGGTTGGAGGAAGCCTCCAGAAAGGCTATAAACGAAAGTGGTGGCAAGAAACTGCCGAAGTGCTATTCTGATGTTCTACAGCATCTAGATGTAGTGAACAGGAACTGGAGGCTTATGTTTCTTGACACAAGCTGTCTGGCGGCTTCACAGATAGCGAAGATAGACTACAAGGTTGATAACTTCGAACCGAAGTACAACAAGATGAACTATCTGAAGATTTTTTCCTCTGCAGGAATCCCTGTGAGCTACGACATAGACAACTGTTTCAACGCAACGAGGCTGCTACTTCGTTGACCCGGCTGTTGGGGTAGGACAGTCGAGATGGTGGGATAGTTAGCCTCACCCTTGAAACGCTAAACTAGTTTCGAACTGCTAAATGGTCGTGTAGAACACTGTTCCACACGGCAAACACACTTCCATCTTTCACACCAACACGTAACACACGAGTACAAAATGACATCACAAGAACTATTGAGCAACAAGAAACCAGCAGAGCAAAAGGTAGGGTTTGCTGCACTTGGCAAATCGTTTCAAGAGAAAGTGCTTCAAGCACTTCTTACGGACAGACTGTGGGCTGCACAGTTTGTCGAAGTTTTCAACGTTGACGAGTGTCTTGAGCCTGCGTACTTGAAGCTGATTGCCAACAAGTACATCGGCTACCACACGTCATACAAAGAGTTTCCGACACTAGAACTGCTTATCACTGTCATCAAGGATGCGTTGAGTGCAGATAACGACCTTGTTTTGAGAGAACAGTGCCATGGGTTCTTGCAGAAGGTTATCCGGAACGAGAGTTTGAATGACCTTCCTTGGGTAAAAGAGAAGGCGTTCGAGTTCTGTCGCCAGCAGCTTATCAAGAATGCGCTGCAAGAAAGCGTTGGCTTGATTGTTGCTGGCAAGCACGACAAGGTTGCAGAGGTTATGAAGGCTGCTCTGGCGGCTGGTATGGCTTCGTCTCCTGGCCATGACTACTTGAACGACATCGATGCAAGGTATTCTGAGACATACAGGCACGCCATCAAGACAGGCATTCCGGAGCTTGACGAGAAGAAAGTGATGGCTGGCGGCCTTGGCTCTGGAGAGATTGGCATTGTGTGTGCTCCCAGCGGCGTTGGCAAGAGCCATGTCCTTACACACATAGGGGCGCAAGCACTGTTGCAGCAGAAGAACGTGTTCCACTACACCATGGAGCTCAACGAGAGATATACCGGTATTCGATATGACAGCCACTTGACCGGCATCAACGCTTCGGACTGTTCGGAAGCGAAAGAGCAGATCAAGGGCTACTTCGAAGCGAACAAGGAACATCTAGGAAGACTCATCATCAAGGAATACCCAGCTAGGTCGATCAGCTGTTCAAACATCAAGGCACACGTTGAGAAGATGACCTACAAGGGCATCAAGCCTGACATGATCATCATTGACTATGCTGGTATCATTCGGTCAACCGACAGGTACGACCTTCCGAGACTTGAAATGCAGAGTGTGATTCAAGAAGTTCGAAGGATGGCAAAAGAGCTGGACCTTCCAGTGTGGACCGCCCTTCAGTCCAACAAGGAAGGTGCGAAGAGCGACATCGTCGACCTTACAAACCTAGCGGAAAGCTACGGACAAGCTGCAGAAGCGGACTTCGTGATTGGTCTTCAGAGAATGAGCACACAGAAGTCAACAGGACTTGGAACCTTGTTCGTTGCCAAGAACCGGTTTGGCATCGATGGGTTGCAGTTCAAGATTCACTTGAACACAGCGCAGAGCAACATCAGAGTTCTTACCGCCGATGAAGTTGAGGGCATTCAAGCAGAGATGACATCGGAAGAAGAAAGACTGAACGAGAGCGTCGTTGACAAATTCAAGGCAGCTCTCAAGCAGACGAAGCAAGCATACAATGTTCAACGAACATACAGCAAGTAAATCACAGGAGAAACAGGAATGTCACTAGTAGACAACAAAGGGTACATCATCGATCCATACAGAAACTTCATTCACACGAGTCGATACGCTCGCTGGCTGGATGACAAGGGCCGTAGGGAGACGTGGGCTGAGACGGTAGCCCGTTATGTTGGGTTCATGCGCAAGCACATGACCACAAACTACGGCTACGCCAAGGATGACCCCAACTTCGACTTGGTTGAGAAGGCCATTCTTGAGCATGAAATCATGCCCTCAATGAGAGCGTTGATGGCTGCTGGCCCTGCTATGGAAGCAGATAACATCTGCGCCTATAACTGTCTCGGGAGAGAAACTGAGTTCATTACTCAAGAAGGAGTGCGCCGATTCTCGGATTTCAAGAGCGGAGACAAGGTTACTGTCCTCACTCACACGGGAGCATGGAAGCCTGCGACCGTGCGCAGTTATGGCGAACAACGGCTGTACAACATCACAATTTCCCGTGGGCGCTCTGCACATACGGTCAGAGCCACAAAGAATCATCAGTGGATTTTGGCCGATGGGTCACGAACAACAAACCTTCAGCCGAAGGACCAGTTGGCCAGACCACCACGAATTGTGGCCGATTGGGATTACTACAACAGTTCGCCAACGGAACGTATCTATTGGGCGCTGGGGTTCGTGTATGGCGACGGTACTTTGACCAAAAACAAGAGTGGCGAGTACACACACTCGATGGTACGCCTATGTGGTGAAAACAAAATGAGGTTCCTGGATAGATTCCAAGAGCTCGGCTATTCTGTGAGTTCACCTGCCTCGTGGGGTGGGGATGCGGTTGCCTATACTGGCCACTACCTAAAGGCGCTGCCAACAATTGAAGAGGACGGTTTCGAAAAGGTTGTCGCCTTTGTGCGTGGATACCTCGATGCAGATGGCAACAAGAACCTAAACGGGGAATGGCCAAGCCCATTCAGCGGGATTCAAGCATCCAAGGAAACATCAATAGAGTTCATTCGCAAGATGTTCCCTGCCGTTGGAGCTTACATCACTCAGGAAACGGACCTTACTGGGGAAGAAACCAACTACGGCATTCGCCCGAAAACATCCACGTTTGGACTCGTTCTAGGTTTTGGCGACTCCAAGAACTCTACATATAGCGTGCAGAATATTCAAGAATCCACAGTCGAGACTGTGTGGTGTCTTGAAGTAGAAGACGACCACTCATTTGTTCTTCCAAATGGCATTGTTACAGGAAACTGCTCGTTTATCGCTGTTGACTCGCTCCGTGCCTTCGACGAAGCCATGTACATTCTGATGAATGGAACAGGGGTAGGGTTCTCGGTTGAGCAAGAGCACGTCAAGGAACTGCCTGTTATCGCTGACGAGTTCGAACAGACAGAAACCACGATTGTTGTTGAGGACAGCAAGATGGGCTGGGCCAAGGCATACAAGGAACTCATATCCTTGCTTGTGAACGGTCAGATTCCGAACTGGGACACCAGGAAGGTCAGACCAGCTGGAGCAAGACTGAAGACGTTCGGTGGCAGAGCTTCTGGCCCTGAACCACTGAAGGAACTGTTCAGATTCACCACGCAAGTGTTCAAGAACGCCAAAGGAAGACGACTGAAGTCTATTGAAGCGCATGACATCATGTGCAAAATTGGTGAAGTCGTTGTTGTTGGTGGTGTGCGCCGAAGCGCCCTTATCTCGTTGTCTAACCTTGATGACTTCGAGATGGCGAAGGCGAAGAGTGGGCAGTGGTGGGAATCACAGCCACAGCGTGCTCTTGCGAACAACTCTGCTGTGTATGACTCGAAACCAAATACAGCACAGTTCCTTCGTGAGTGGAGAAACCTTTATGAGTCCAAGTCAGGAGAGCGAGGAATCTACAACGCTGAAAGCGTAAGGAAGCACATTCAGAAGGCAGGCAGGAGAGATGCGTCGAAGGTTCGTGGCACCAATCCTTGTGCAGAGATTCTGCTGCGTTCACTTCAGTTCTGCAACTTGACAGAGATTGTGATTCGTGCTGAAGACACAGAGGAAGACTTGTTGAGAAAGGTTGAGCTTGCCACCATTCTTGGCACATGGCAGTCAACCCTTACCAACTTCAAGTACATCCGTAAGGCATGGAAGAACAACTGCGAAGAAGAGAGACTGTTGGGAGTGAGCTTGACCGGAATATTCGGCAACAAACTTACTTCAACGAACGGGCCAGAGCTGGCAGCGCTGCTCAACAGGATGAGAGAGAGAGCCATCGAAGTCAACCAGAAGGAAGCCGAAGACCTTGGAATCCAAGCGTCGACAGCCATCACCTGCGTCAAGCCATCAGGCACGGTGTCACAGCTTGTTGGTGTGTCTAGCGGCATTCACCCATGGCATTCGGAATACTACCTTCGTTCTGTGAGAGCGGACAACAAAGACCCATTGACAACATTCTTGAAGGCTTCAGATGTGCCAAGCGAACCAGAAGCCTTGAAGCCGGAATCGACAACAGTATTCTCGTTCCCTATCAAGGCGCCAGAGGGCGCTATCGTCAACTCTCATCTCACAGCCGTTCAACACCTTGAGCTATGGAAGACATACAGAGAGTGTTGGACAGAACACAACCCGTCGGTAACGATATCTGTTCGTGAAGATGAGTGGATGGATGTTGGTGCGTGGGTATACAAGAACTTCGACCACATTGGTGGAGTATCCTTCCTTCCAGCAACCGACCACATCTATCGTCAAGCTCCGTATCAAGAGATAACCAAGGAACAGTACGAGGAAGCAGTGTCGAAGATGCCTGCCGAAATCTCTTGGAACGACCTGAGCATGTTCGAAACGGAAGACAGCACCTCTGGCACACAAGAACTGGCTTGCAGCGCAGGTGTGTGCGAAATCGTTGACATCACTTCAACAGCGAAGTGAGCCGATATCCCGATATGTGTTGAGTGTTGATTATCGTTGACGTAGCATAAGCGTAAGCCGAACTCTACCAACGAACACACATTCAGCACATATTCATATGAGCAACGATTCAACTCCTCAAGCTCCGTCTAAGACGAGAAGCCTGATTGTCAACTTGTTCTTCTACCTTATAGGGGCCGTGGCTCACTATGTCATGAGTCATAAGCTAGGCAAGACGAAGCATAGGCAAAAGATAAAGCATGCCACAGAGCTTCTTGACACTGTGCCTACGGGCAACGACACATTCTTCACAAGCTTGAAGAAGTCGGGGCAGTTGTTCGAGAAACTCGCATACGCAGAGCATGACGTTTATCCTTCAACAAAGGAAGCCAAAGAAGCCATCCTGGCAAAAGACCCGAATCTCGTTGTGCATAAAGACAGGACTTTCATTCAGTTGCTGATAGAGCTTGTCACTGACAACGGCCTGTTCGAACACACTGAGGTTGTTGCGAAGATAGGCAAGAACAACGAAGCTAACATGGTTGTGACTCAGTACACGTTCACTGGGGGACGAGTGCTGTATATCTTCAGGTATTTCTACACGTACGGGGATTTTCTGGAGCCTGAGTACATTTCCAACTTCGACTGCTACAGCCTGTTCGGCGACCTGTTCAAGAAGAGCAGCCAAGCTGTTATCGTCTCGTATGATGAAGAAAGCCACAAGACGGTCATCGAACCGTTGAGGCACGAGATGTTTTCTGCTGGAGAGCCTGTGACATTTTGTGGAGCATGCAACACCGACAAGCTTGACAAGCTGGTGAAAGAGTTTCAACAGTATGAAGACCTAGGAGAGCAGCGAACGTATCTGTTGGTTGGAGCTCCAGGCACAGGGAAGACAACCACCTGCCTCCAGTTGGCGAAACAGATATCTCCCAATGCCATCATCAAGCTTGACTTCTCACTGTTCAAAGCAGCCAACAACGACTTTTTGCACTCGCTGTTGGAGTTCTCCGGTGCAAAAGTCGTCATCATCGATGATATTGACCGGACGCTTGGAGACGCCAGCCTCATGCAGAAACTCTTGTACTGCCTTGAGAGTGCGAAAGGTATCGATACGAAGCCTGTGTTGTTGGCCACTGCAAACAGTGTAGCAGCTATGCCCAAGGCTCTTCTTCGTCCTGGTAGGTTCGACAAGATTGTGGAGTTCTTGCCCCCAACAGTTGAAGAGAGAATCCAGTGGTTTCTTGAGTGTTCATTGACCGAACCACAGCTGAAAGAACTGGTCCTTCACACCGAAGGACTTGCGCAGGCACACTTGAAAGAGGTTTCAAAGCAGCTGAAGTGCGGAACACCAGTGGATGATGTCATTGAAGACTTGAAGCTAAGGAAGAAGTATGAGGAGCAAGCAGTCAAGTAGCCTTCATGTCCCACGCATCGGATACCAACTGGAGCAGTTCTTCTTTTGTGAGTGGTAGGGATGAGCGTTGTGCATCTGCTGAGATGCGAGCAACCACACTGTTGAGCTTCTCTAGATCCACAGCCAAGTTGTATCCGGGGGTCATGTCGCTGCTGTAGGGGTTTTTGGACTTGTAGTGCTTCTTGAGTTCGGAAGCTTTCTTGACAAGTGCTGGGGACTGTATTGCCTGAGCGGCCAGAGCCTCTTGTATGAGTTTTCTTATGATGTATTTGAAGGCTGTGCGGGTCATGCAAATAACTATGCTGGCATAACCGCACCGGCAGCTGTGAAGTAGCTACCAGCCAGCTTGCTAGCGAACAACATGGCCAGATAAAGACTAGCTGTTGGGATGAGCTCTCCTGGCTTGATATCCATTACCAGCTGTTGATGAACGGAACTCCAGGTGTTGTTGAGTTGGGAGGTGTTGACGGCCATGGGGTTATAGAACCCGTAAGTCAAGGCCGCTCTCACAGCCCTGATGGCGTTGTCGAGTTTGGGCTTGTTTTTGTTCGATTCCGTCTTGGGTATACCAACCTTGACAACGTGTGCCTGCAAGTTCTGGATTCTCTTTATGGTGAGGGAAGACACATCGGACACATCGTGTTTCTCATTCTGCTCCTGTCTCTTACCTTCGAGATAGTGCAAGTGTGCACACACTCTTGCTCTAGAGCTGTTGTTGTGGACGGTAAGCACGTTGCTTGTGATGCTTACCTTGTCAACGGTTGGGAGTAGGTCATAGTCAGCGAACACAAGAGACTCACCCTTCAGCGTGCTCAAGATATCACCGTTGCAAGCTGCAGCTATGTCGATCAAGAAGTTCAGCGTCTCAAGAGACTGCTCAAGCTTGACGGGAACAACGTCTAGTCTACCAGCTGCAAGGTTCGAATACAGAGTAGCTACAACTTCCTCATCGAATCCTTGTGCGATAAGAAGAAGAGGTACCCCAGTGCTTGCGCTCTTTCGAAGCAGGCCGTCAAGCTCGGACACTTTCTCTATCACACCATCCACAAGAAGCACCTTGGCGTTGAACCGCTCATAGGTGCCAAACTTCGGAACGAAGCCGTTGTAAGGGTTGATAGGGAAGTTGTAGCCATACTGTAGACCAACGCTAAAGGTCGTGTTGTCAGTCTCCTCTAGGGTTATGGTCCCTTCAAGACCAGCAAGCGTCATAGCTTCCTTGACCACAGTCTCTAGAACGCTGTCGTGACCAACAGCTGTTGACACAACACCGTCTAGGAGTTCCTGTGAGGCTGGAGAGCAGACCTTCAACACCTCAACCCAGTACGTGTCAGCCTGTTTGCCCGAGAGCTCGGATAACCCCTTGTAGGCGTTGTGTATGTGTTGTTGATAACTCTGGACCGTTTCTGCCTTCAAGTGTTCTTTTGCAAACCCGGCGAACGCCTTCAAGAACATATAACCAGCACCCTGGCACTTGATGTCAAGCTGATAGGCGGTCTTGAGCAAGTCGCCATAGAGCATCTTCTCAAAAGCGTCCACGGGCTTCAGCAAGTTTACGAGAAGCTGGTAGGAGCCCTTGTAGAGAACAGTGCCGTTCTGGTTGATGGCAACGGTTACACGAGATAACAGCGAGTCCAGCTTTTCCACCCTTTTCAAGAGTTCTGACTGGGTTTTCTCTTTATCAACAAATATGCTGGTGTTCATGAGGTACCTCGGATTCTCGCATATTTATGTAAGCGAGGTGGTCAAATGCCCAACACGAGAGAGCAGGAGCTCCTAGAGCTGATAGTACAAAAGTTCAACGATAGTCGGGCGTTGAACGGTGGTTTCGACAAGCTGTGTCTTATGATCGAGCACGTTCAAGCTGAACAAGACAAGAACAGTGGGAAGCTGGACAAGGTATCAGACGCTCTCTACGACCCGGACCATGGCTTATTCGCAAGGGTAAAGAAGTTGGAACAGAAGATTGATAGCAACCTGGGCGACCTCGATCAGATCGTGAAGGGCATTCCAACTGTTGAGACGAAAGTCACAGCACTAGTGACCAAGGTCGAAAGCCTTGAAAAGAAGGCAGAGACTCAGACCACGCTCGATAGCGATACAAGGAAGAAGATTCAAGACCTTGAGAAGTTCCATGCGCACATGGAGAAAATTGGTGGTGTTGGCCTCAACGAGTTTTCTGACATTGTGGCGCTGAAACAAAGGATGTCGAATATTTATTGGGCACTGGCGCTTGCTATCATGATGTTTGTTGGCAAGCTGTTGTTCGAACTAGCCAAAAGATAGCTTCTAGGCCCTGTGGAACGTACAACAGCCTATACAACAGTGTCGTGTAGCACAACAGTACAATAACACAGGAGAAACACAAATGAGTGACGATACAAGACAACATCTGGCGGACGTGTGGGAATCAGTGAAGGCTGCTGTGGCCGAAGTTGAGGAAGACGTGTCGAAGAGCGTGGCTAAGGGCACGCTCGCTGCCGGAACAAGAACACGCACAGGCACACACCGACTGCGCAAGCTTCTTGCAGAAGTGGTGAAGGCTTCGAGGGCACACGATGCTGCAGTGAAGGCTGAGCGCAAGGCTGTTCAAGAGTCTGTGCCTGTCGCTGTTGAAGTTTGAACAGTAGCTTGTTCCGAGTAGTTTCGGAACACAGTGAAGATTCATAGGTGAAACCTAGAGAAAGGGCAACCAACCGGTTGCCCTTTTGTTTTGGACTAGTTAGGACTGGAGACTCATGACAAAAAACACATACATTCTCGACACCAACGTCCTCCTGTCAGATAGCAACTCCCTGTTTGGGTTCAAGGAACACAACGTCGTTCTGCCGTTGATTGTTCTGGAAGAGCTCGACAGACACAAGGACAGGCAAGATGAAGTGGGTCGCAACGCAAGAGATTTCGTTAGGAAGCTCAGCGAGCTCACGAAGGAGAACCAGGACTTCAAGAAAGGCATTTCCATTGGAAACAACATGGGAACGCTTCGCATCCTCGCCATTTCCGACCTTATGCAAGAGGCGGAAGCTATCGAACAGCTACCATTCGAACTTCAGGACAAGAAGACCGGAGACAACACGATTGCTCAGTTCTGTGTGAACTACATTCACAAGCACAAGGACGAGACGGTGGTGTTGATTACAAGAGACACCATCTTGAGGTTGAAGGCCAAGGCGCTTGGCATTGTGGTTGAAGACTATAAGAAGTTCAACGTTGTCACGAGTGTGAGTGCGTTGTATTCTGGCGTGGAGCTGCTTGAAGACGTTGACGGCGTTGACGTGAATGACTTCTACGAGTGCGGTGATGCAGGGTATGTGTTGCCAAAGGAAATTGAAGAGAAGCTCTATCCTAACCAGTTTGTCATTATCAAGTGCGGGCAGCAGAGCGGCGTTGCTAGGTTCATCGCTCCAGGGAAACCACTCAGGAAGATGGCTAAGAACCCAGGCAAGCTGTCCGCAAGAAACAAGGAACAGGAATTTGCAAGAGAACTTCTGTTCGACAACGATGTGAAACTGGTAACGCTCGCAGGGCAAGCCGGTACGGGCAAGACCTTGCTTTCTATCGATGCCGGTATCGAACAGGTGTTGAATGGCAAGCGTTATCGTTCGCTTGTCATTTGTCGTCCAGTGATGCCTGTTGGCAGAGACATTGGGTTTCTCCCTGGAGACTTGAACGAGAAGCTTGAGCCATGGCTAGCTCCCATCAAGGACAACTTGAGGTTTCTGTTGAGTGAGTTTGGCAAGAAGAGCAAGTTCGATGAGCAGGTTCTTCAGAGCTACTTCGAAGAAGGCATTATCGAAGTTCAAGCCATGACCTTCATCAGAGGCAGAAGCATTGCCAATGCTTTCGTAATCATTGATGAAGCTCAGAACACCAACCTTCACGAGATGAAGACCATCTTGACAAGAGTTGGAGAGAACACGAAGATTGTGCTCACTGGAGACATTGAGCAGATTGACAACACTTACGTTGACTCGGTTAGCAACGGTCTATCCATTGCTATCGAGAGATTCAAGTCGCAGCCTATCGCTGGGCATGTGACGTTCAAGAAGGGCGAGCGTTCTCAGTTGGCTACAATTGCTGCTGAGATTCTTCGCTGAGAACAACGTGCTGGGTATAACCCAGTGTTTCGGGTGTCCTAGTTATCAGCAACAAGATGCCCGAGTTCAACCCGAGACGAAAGAAGAAGGTATATACCTTTGGACGTAGCCAACCTCAACAGGTTGTTCGTTCTGGGGAAGAATACTTCGATCTAGCCCGAACGGAACAAGCGTACCCTTTCTATGGGCTGTTCGGTCCTAACGCTGCGTTCCCCACAGGCAGTGCCATTGTTGTTACTGGCGAGTACGACGAGAGCACTGTTACGTTTGCAAACACCGACACAGCGAACATCACGTTCAACGTAACATTCACAAGCACTCCTGTTGTTGCTGTGAGTCTTATACCAAACGGAAATGGTCTTGAGAACGTGGCGGCAACAATTGCTAGCGTGACAACCACGGGCTGCACGGTGAACTTGTCTGCACCTTTTGGCGGCAAGCTTCTGTACAGAGCGATTTACGCTGCTGTTTACCCTGCTATCGTCGAGAGGGTTACGGTTAGCGCATCGTTCTACTACACCGCATCTGCAGGAACAAGTGACCTTTCGATTGGAGACAACTTCCTGGCGTCATATACGTCCTTGGGGGCAACTCCTACCGACATGTTCATCACTGTTGAAGACAGAAACGTCTCTGGTGATGCTGTGGTTGCTGTTGTTGAAACAGGGAGCTATGGGCTGACAAGCACTCAGGTGAGCTTGTCGGCACCGATAACGGATAGAGTTCACTACATCGTTGTGAAGTAGTTCGTGAATACCTAAGACGGAGAGAATATACAATGGCGAATGACTTTCGAGCACAACAAGCAAGAGTGAGCAAGATTATCGGTTCTGGGTCTTCCATCATGGTGTACCCTTCCGGTAGCGCTTCTGATTTTGCTGGGAACGTAACGTTCTCTTCCGGTTCAGTTGGAACAGATGTGTTCCTGTTTATCTCAGGCAGTTCAACGGCAAAAACCTTGTTCGGTGGAGACACTCATACGTCCGGTGCTGCAACCGTTGGTGGAGCATTTACCGTCAATGGTGCTACAAGCCTCAACGGGACAGTTGGCCTTGGTGATGCAGCTGCAGACGTTGTGACCATCACAGGGCAGCTGACAGCCTCACAGGGGCTTAGCGCATCCCTTCCAGTGATAGGTGGCACGGCTAGATTCAACTTCCTTTCGGGTACACTTCAAAAAACAGCTGCAGGTGCCAACTTCCTTGTTGGAAGCAACCTCACCGTGAACTACAACAGCTCTGGTCAATGGGAACTGTCTGGCTCTGCTGCGGCTTCCGTTGCCTTCCTTTCTGGTGCTGTTGCTTATTCTGGCTCTTCAGGCATTACTGGCTCTTCTGCTCTTGGGTTCAACGACAACACGAAGACGTTGACCTTGGGAGGGCCTCTGAGCGCCTCCCTTGTCGATGCCATAACGTCGAACAGTTCTAGCGTTGCAACCTTCACACACAACGCTGGTACTGGTTCTGCTGGCATCGGGGCTGACATCACCTTCAGAGTGAGCAACGGCTCTGGTGTTCTCACGGATGCTGCTGCTATCGGTGGTATGTTGCTCACGACAACCAATGGTGCTGAATCAGGTTCTCTCGATATCAAGACAAGAGCTGCAGGCGGCGCTCTTCGAAGAGCTATGAGAGTGTATGGCTCCGGTGGCATATCAATTGGCACGGACGCAACTATTGTCTCTGACCCAGGAAACGGTGGAATCTGCTTACCAATCAACTCGGGACTCTACGTCAACAGCGGCGGATCCAGCTATGCGTGTGCAGGTGTGTTCGGTGGTTCCACTATGGTTTTCGGTTCTGGTGCATGGAACGTACAGCTCAACGCCTACTCATTGTCCATCTCTGCTGGGCAGGGAATGGGATTGAGCAACGGGTGGTTCTCGCTCGCCGCTGCGGCTGGGTTCCGAAGAGTGAAGCTCGATGTAAACAACACCAACAAAACCGGTGCGTTGGCCGAGAACATGGTCAACATGATTTCGATGTCAGCTCCTAGAACTGTTACACTGCCTGCCGCTACAGACGGTGTTGTCTACCGTGTGAACGGCAGCCAGTTCGCTTCGCCAACGAACTACATTGCCATCACTGGTTCAACGAACGCCAAGATAAACGGCAGGCGTGATATGCCTGTATACCTGACACAGCCATATAGCTCAGTAGAACTGTGGAGCGATGGTGAAGGTTGGCAGGTTCACAACAGAACGCCCAACACAACCAACGAAAGCTCCATTGACTTCGCCATAGCCAGAAACGCTGCAGGTCCAGTTGAATCGGCAGGCGACTACTCCTACGGCATCAACTTCTCGGTAGCTACCGGCTCACTCTGCACGGGTTTCAGACTGCTGTGGTCTGGATCATCGCCAAGGGACTTCATGGTCAAGTTGTGGTCGGGTTCCGTGGCCATTGCATCACAGTCTGTTGCGCTGACAGGATCGAACGACTATCGTGGTGTGTGGACAGCACCGGTTGTTATGACAAGGTACAACAACTACTACATAAGCTTCCGAGAGATAACCGGTACCTACTACTACCCCACAACTGTGACGGATATCGCTGATTTTGGCGGTGGTAGCGGTCAGACGCCGGTGAGGTTCGGACGAAACAACGTTCTCATCGGGAAGTTCTTCAACAACGTTGGAGCCGGTGATACTTTCCCCAACAGTGAGAGCTTCGGTTCGAAGATAGCAACCATCGAACCTGATGTTTTCTTCTGATATCCAGAACCAGTTGACACCTTGATACTGGTTCTGTACCATGCTGGGTTGATAACAACCCTTTACTGCAAACAACCAAGACTCACCGTGATATCTAGAGAACGCTGATGACGACCACTTCCCTTCTATACAGCTCCAAACAGCTCTTCAGCTCGAAGAAGCTCAACAAGAAAAAGAAGAGTGAGAAGCAGGCTGGTGACGAGCCTAGGGCCAAACACAACAAGCAGTTGGTGTTCAGTCATCATGAGTGGAGAGACTCGACGGTTGAAATAATCTCAAAGGTCATCCTTGAGAACAGGCTGCCTGTCATCGAGTTGTTCAGTGTAGGGACGGCTGTTGATGATGGCGAGAGGTATTGCAGCTGTGGATACTTGAACTGTCCAAAGCCAGGGAAGCACCCATCAAACTGGCGAAACTGGACCAGGGCCTTGATTCCTAGTGCTGAGTATCTTGCAAAGATGCTTCAGAAGAAGAACCGAAACTATGCCATCGTTGCTGGCAGGCGCTCACCGAAGAACGGTAAGTGTCTTATCGTTGTTGACGTTGACCAGTTCGACCATCCATACCTCAACTCGCTGAAGGACAGCAACACGTTCTACTACAGAACGGGTGGAGGAGGTTATCACTTCTGGTTCTGGACAACAGAATATCTCTCCAAAAACTCCATATCACTTCTGGCTAAGTCTCTTGACACAAGAGGAGCAAACGGCTATGCCATTATTCCTCCAAGCGAACACTTGAAGGGTTCTTACCACGAACTAGTCGGGAACACCATCCAGGACTTACCAGAATGGCTTGCAGTCGAGTTGCGTGAGAAGATCAAGGCCAAGGCTGCTGAGAGACGTGAAGCCGCTGGTAAGGCTAATAGACACACTACAGCGCTCGTGCAAAACTTGATTGACTCACTCGGGCAAGAACCTACAGAGACGAAGAAGACTTTCAGTCAAGGGTTCTGGGCTACAGCTACTGTTGTGCAAATAAGAAGAGCGTTGGCACTGCCGGGAGAGCTTGTTCCTATCGGCACAAGGAACAACGTCATGTTCAAGTTGTTGTCGGCCAAGAGGGTTCTTGGTGCTTCCGAGACAGAGTTGTGCGCTGAAGCACAAAAGGTGTTGAGCAGGTTTGAGAACCCGATTGCATTCTCCGAAGAGATTCCTGGCATAGTTTCCAGCGTGTTGAAGTACAAGTCTTACGACACGTCCTACGACAAGGTAAACGTCAACTACATCTTGTGGCTTATGAAGAACACGAAGTTCTCGTTCACAAGGGAGACTCCCGAAGAGAGACTCACACGGCTTGAGGAAGCCGACAGGGCATTCTTCGCTGGCCTTGAGGTTGTAGAGAACCCAGGCGAGGATGAAGAACCAGGAGTAAGCTTGACTCAGATATCCGACATGAGGGCCGAATACCTTCAACGAGAACTGGGATGCAAGGGGTCCGTCTATAAGCCTCAACATCTAGCACGGAAACTTGTGGCCTTGGGATATAAGCGGTTTAGGACCGCTAAGAGAAATTATTGGAACATTCGTTTTACCCAGTGTATACTCAAGCCAGTGGAACATTACCAGAGAGGGTCTTCCTCTGCCTGCCCTATGCCACCACAAGAGCGTATAAAGGACACAGTGAAGGAACATAAACAGAGGATGGCTGTCATTGTTCAAGAGAGACAGAAGCCCGAGATAGAGTTGGGCCGTGTGTACACCTCAGATGACACAGGGAAAGAGTATGCTCTATATGAACCCAGGCTTGTTGTTCCTACCAGTGATGGTAAGCAGTACGTGTCGAACTTCCAGTTGCTTGAAGATGCAACCGGCACAAGGGACTACATCTGGATAGCACCCAAGCAGCTGTTTCTCGTTCTGGAAGCACAGAAGAACACGATGCTTGGAATGGGCGAGGACATGCTCTGGCTGCGTGTTATCGCTGGCTCAAAAGAGAACGTTTCCCCGATATGGAAAAACGTTGACGTTGCTCCCGAAGGAACTGTTGCTTGGATTCTTGCAGACCCGGCACACCTTGTTCCTGTTGGGCCACCGACACAGAAGCGTCAACAGAGCAGGAAAGAACACAAGACCATGAACATGACGAACAAAGCTGAAGGGAACAAGAGCGAGGTTGTTGCTCTGCATTTCTCGGACTTGCATTCAAGGTTGCACTTGTTGAACGAGCACCTTCAGTCATTGAAGGACATGAAGTTCGACTGTTGGATCAACACGGGAGACTTCTTCCCAAACCTGCCACATGGAGGTTTGGTTGAGAACGAGCGGAGATACCAAGAGGGTTGGTTCCTGCAAGTCAAGGAATACTTGTTCGAGCTGCTTGACGGCAAGCCTGTGATAACGGTTGACGGGAACCACGACTTCATTTCGCTGGCTGACATGCTGGTCAAGCATGGGTATCCAGGAGAGGTCTACAAGATAGAACAAGGGAAGACGTTGGAGTTCATGGGTTTGAAGTTCAAGGGATTCCAGCACATTCCATGGTGCGGTGGATTCTGGAACCATGAGGTTGATGTTTCCTCCATGGAAAAGATCGTAAGACAGACGTTCGATGGTGCGGAGGATGTAGATGTGCTGCTTACGCACACTCCTCCACAGGACATCCTAGCTTGTCAGTGGGGCGTTCCAGCGCTGAGAGACAAGCTGCTGTTCACGACCCATGGGTTTAGGTACCACATGTTTGGTCATGTGCATGAAAGCCCAGGACAACACGAACAAAACTACATCAAGTTCTTCAACTCGGCTGGTATTGTTCAGCGTGTTGTGATGACGAAGTAATAATACCCAGGAAATTCCCTGGTATTATATTCGTTGAGTTTTCGTGTTCCTTATGGTATTCTTGGTACATGAAGACGACGACGGACTCCAGGCTGTACAAGTTGGTGGCATCCCTCGGTGGACTTTCTAGGTCTCATAACGAAAAAAGGAAGTGTTCTCGCTGCGGATTGGGCTTGGAAGATCCGGCCAGCTTCGAACGTGGCCAAGGGCCGGTGTGTGCCAAGAAGGACACGCACTTGTTCGCCAAGACGATTCCGGCCAACTTCCCCATGGCGACGATGAACGCTATGAGCGTGAACGTGGAGCTTCTTGCCGAGACGGTTCGTCCTGTGTGGCGCTCGGTGATTGAGCTGTTGACGTTCAAGTCTTCGAGGGCTCTTGCTGCTGCGAACCTTGACACGCTGGTGTTTCACGCTTCGGGTGAAGACTGCCGGTTGATTGTCAAGGTGATCGACTGGATGTTGTCTTTCGAGACTCGTGGAGACCAGAAGAACCTGCTGATTCAGACGGTCAAGAATCTTGGATATCCTGGCCTTGCTGGTGTTCTTGCTGGCCAGTCTTCGACGGGCGAGGCTGTTCTTGCCTTCGATGACGTGAAGGGAGTTCTCACGCTCAAGGGTTCCAGCAACAAGGCTGGTTTCTTGGCGATGCGCAAGATTCCGGGGATTGTTGTTCCCCGGTACCGGTCGCAGGGAGTCTACGAGGCTCCTGCTTCCCAGCATGAGAAGTTCATCGCTGCGGTGATGGAGTTCTGGCCTTGCTTCTCTGGTGAAGTGGAGGCTATCACGGCGAAGGCGAATGCGTGGTGTGCTGCTCACCCTGTCAAGGTTGCTGCACAGGCGAAGGCTGCGCAGGTTGACAACCGTCCCAAGGCCAAGGTCGTGACCCAAGCCAACAGCATCGTGGTGTCCTTCGCTTGGGACAAGAGCTTCACTCCGAGGGTTGTGGAGGATATCAAGACGATCAACTGGAAGGAACGCTCGTACAACCCCAACGATCGTACTTGGAAGGTGAACCTCGCTCACAAGGACAAGGTTCTTGGCATCCTGAAGGCTCACTACGCCGTCGAAGAGGTTTCCGGCGACAGCACCACCGCCACTCCTGCTGCTGCCTCCTATAAGCCGTATAGGGGCTCCTACGGACGCAGTGGCCGGAACTGCAACAACCGGGCTTACTGAGTCAGGGAGTTGCGGTAAACGCTCTGGCTTGTACATATAGGTGTGGTTTGCCCCATGGTGAATACACCATAATGGCAAAGAGAAAACACACAAAACAAGTAATCACCGAGGTAAACGAGCACACTGCGGGGATGTCCCTGGCGAGGGGCATCAAGGTTGGAGACTTGTGCTACCTTGACGGAAGCATGGTTGGAATATTCAGCAGTCCTGGGATTGCACCGATAACCGAGATAGGTTTCTTGGGTGAAGATGAGCCCTTCCAGCTAGCTGACTACAAGTCCGACCCTGACAACAGCGACTACTGCTACGTTGGAGTTATTCCTTCTGACTTGGTTAGCTGTCCTTCGGGATGGATGAGGGTGCCTACAGAGTTCTTCGACTTCTACACCGTGAAGAAAGTAAAAGTCAAGAAACCGAAGGCCACCAAGCAGAACACCAGAGTCCAACAAGAAACAACAGCCCCGGAACATACCAACACAACCGCCCTGTACAAGAAGGATAACCTCGAACAACTGTTCTCTGATTATCTGACAAGAGACAGCGCAGATACTTAGCGAACAGCCGTCATGAGCCAGCAGAGTTCCACCAGCAACAACTATCTCCACATTACTGTAGTAGAGAATCCGCTCATAAAAGAGATGAACCGGTTCGAACCTGGGAAGCTGTTCAGGAACACTGGTCTGGATCGGGCGATGTTCAGGAACTTCAGGGGTGATGAATTCCCGGCGCAGGACGTTGGCACTCTTGACAACATGAAGATTGGCCAGAACTACTTGATTCTAGAACGGGTGAGGGAAGGCTACTACACCTGCTACCTCAAGGTTCTCACCGAGAATGGTATCGTTGGCTGGCTGTATGCTGAACTGCGTGAGTTCGGTTCGAAACTAGTCCTTGTGGATCCATAAAGAACATGAACAACAGGAAGTTTCTAGAGCGGACGAAACCAGGAGACCTGTGGGTTGCGGTGGGGTACTACATGGAGCACATGGCCGTTCTGAGAACAGTGACGGAGGAGTCCAGTCCACTGCCAAGCCACTGCAGCCACTGCATTGTGAACGGCAGCGTTTACATGTTTCTCGGATACGACGAAGAGCGACATTTTGGCAGTTTCGTTGTTCATGTTCTCATGAGTGACGGAATGAAGGCCACTATGTACGTGTCGACAGCCGGTGTGCTGCTTGCAAGCAGATTCGAGCCCGTCAATTAAACTCCTGGTAATTACCAGCCAGAATATTCGTTGAAGAAACGGCTTGATTCTGGTATATTGATCATATGCGGGACAGTGCAGATATCTTCGGAACACTACGGCATCAGTCGTACAAGCCGTTTCTGGAGTCCATCAAGCCCGGAACGATTCTGTTCCGGAAAGACACCTACACGGCGAAAGCACACTGCTCCTGGAAAAGCGCTGTTGTTCTGGAGTTTGACTACAGCCTCGACTTCCACACAGCAGGAATCCGGACAAAGGTTCTTTTGCCTGAGTTCGAACGAACTTGCTGTTTTAGTTTGGGTCTCGACAACTTCGTTGAATGGATCACGACAACTCCTCCCAAGGGCTAGACGCACATGATCATGCCAAGGATGACCAATGAAGAGTTTGCAAAAGAACTCAAACCGGGGCAACTGGTTCGTGTTCGGTCGGTACCGGGCTGGGGGCGTAGGCAGCTGTATTTCCCGGACAGCGGTACGTTTGTGGAGTGTGAAAAAACTGAGGACGGTGAGTTGCTCACGTTCTTGTACGGTGAAGCGAAATCTGCGTTTCGGAACACGCTCTCGCTGTACTTTCTAAACAAGGCGGGCATGGTCGTGTGTGTGCTTGACGTGTTCAAACAGACAAACGATCTGGTACATCAACTCCAACCTGTCGAGTAAAGGCCATGAAAACCAAACACAAAACTCGACTGACTGCGCACACGTTACAACGTCTAGAAGCTATCACTCCTGGAATGCTGCTGTACAGAAGATTTACGAGCGAGTTTTACAAAACGTTGTTCGTTCTAGAGTTCGACTATAACGAACTTTTTGTGAAGTTCGTTGCTTGGGATATTGAGCGGGGCGTGCGGTGTAGTTTCGAAGAAGTGTTCGTAACGGCTTTCCTCGACGCCTGGACAACGGACCCGAGCAAGGTTTGCTCACATGAAGAATGAACTGATCTTTCAGAACTACAAACCAGGAACCATGGTTCGGGCGAAGTTCAGCCATGCATCACTGTTTTTTGTTGTTGGGAGCAAGCCATATCGATATCTCGACGTAGCCAAGAATGATATTGTCATGGTTCTGAGCGTGAGAAAAGAACGAACCAACCTCGGATTTCTCTGGGCTCTGACTTTTCTTTTGCTCGATGGCAATATTGGAGAGCTGCGAATGCGTGGTGCTTCAGACTCGTTTTCGTATTACTTCGAACCGGTGGACTGAGCGTTCCTGTATCGCCCCCGACAGGAACAACTTCGAAGTTGAGAGCTAGTTACCAGTGGACCCTAGAGGCTTGTTGGTCTCTGGGGTCTCGGACGTTCTGAGGTCTTCGATTTCCTTGAGCATCTTATCGATGCTGCGGTCGAAGTATTCCTTGTAGTCTTCGGACATAACGACCTTGCCATCTTCGCCTACGGTTACTCTGAGCATTCTCATGTTGTCAACAACATGGGTGCCTGTGAGGATAGCCAGCTGTAGAAGCTTGGCGATTTGTCCGATGAGTTCGTCACTTAGTTGATGTTGTGTTGACATTTGGGTTTTCCTTGTTGTACAAGCTAGCGAGTTGTTCGATTATTGTCTTGTGTTCTTCGCTGATAGGTTCTGAAGGCAGGGCTACAACGGGAACAACGTACATGTCTCCCCGTTCCTTGCTTGCTACTGAAGCGTATACTCCCTTACCTTTCACACGAAGCATCTGCCCGTTGGACAGCTTGGGAAAGTTGACGCTTACGGTAGAGCCATCAACGGTAGGAATGGAGTAGGCACCACCTAGCACAGCTATGTGATATGGGACGTACGTCTCCATAATAACCCTGCCATCGGTTCCCAGTTGAACGTTGTCTGGAACTTGTACATGTACTCTTGTGAGCACTTCATTGTTTTCATCGATGGTCGTGTGCAAGGTTGTGTCGAAGATAACTCCTCTTGGGATGTTCACCCGAACTTCTTTTTGCTCTATCGTTACACCTTGGCCGTTGCAAGCCTCGCACTTTGGATATGTGAACCCTGCCACACACTCACCACAGGTTTTGTCCTTGTCTGTTGGGTGCTTGCCGGAGCCGTTGCAGGATGTGCATTGCCGCCTCTGTGAGCCTTGTCTGTGGCAGGTGGAACAGTTGATGCGTGTTGGTACGGTGACAACCCTTTCCTGCCCCTGCAACGTCTCCTGGAGAGAAAGACCCATATCCACAACGTAGCGGTTCTTGGGGGCTTGGCGAGGGCGATGGGCGTCCACCTTGCCGTTGAACCCGAAGAAGCTGTGGAATATGTCTTCCGGTGATACGTGCATGTTGTTGCCGAACGGGAAAGGGAAACCACTGGACTGTGGAGCGTCATAAGCTTTACGCTTGTCTTCGTTTCCTAGGACTTCGTAAGCCTCAGTAACTTCCTTGAACTTATGTTCAGCTTCCTTGTTGCCTTGATTCCTGTCTGGATGGTAGTCGAAGGCGAGCTTGCGGTAAGCCTTCTTGATGTCATCCTGTGAGGCAGTCTTGTCAACGCCCAAAGTCGAGTAGTGGTCTTTCATTATTGAGGCTTCTTGTAGAGGTTCTCTTGTGCGTAGTCAGCTAGAGCCTTGTGGAACTGTGCTAGTTCCTCAAGGGTGAATCCAACGTCGTCTGTTATCCCTGGCTGCTTGTCAAGGATGAGCTCTGGCCTGTTGAATCGTCCTTGCTCTCTGGTCCAGTATTCAACGTGTCTTACCTTGACAACCCAAGCTCCTCTTGTGCCAACAACCTTTTCGTGTAGAACTCTCATTTGTTTCCCTTGTTCATCTTGGCTCTCCTGAGTCCCAGGAGACCATAGCCTGTGATGTCGCTGTAAGCATCCTCAAGCCCCTCTTGAGTGCCATTGTCATTGGTGCTGATTCTCATGAGCTTGTCGAATATTCTGACAACACAGAGCATGTCACCAAACTGTTCTGGCTTTACTCCGTTCGGGTAGAGAACACGAAGGAACTGGTCAGCCTTGTCAAAAGCAGAACCGTACGCCTTGTTCTTGCTGGATACAAGCTTGCCAATGTCTCCAGCTAGCTCTTCGAAGGTTGGGACATCTGTTGATCGAGCCCCAATGGTCCACGACGCTGGCACGAAACGCTCTTGTGCGCAAGGGCCTTCAGGAAACGAGGGAATGCCATCGGTCACGTCAGGCACAAACTCGGGCACTTTTATTTGTGCCTCTGCAACTTTGTCCTTCGGTTCCCAGGTTTCGATTGTGAAAGTGCCTTCCATGTCGGCGACGGCCTTGGTTATCACTCTGTCGGTTGTGGCAAGAATCTGGAACTCAAACGGCAAGAAAGTGAAACGCTTATCCTTCTTGGATATAGGATCCAGCTCTGTGGCGTTGAGCAACCGAAACACGTCATGGTTACATAGTCCCAAAGATATCCGTGTGAAGTAGACCTTGTTGTTCACAAGGTGAACGGCACTTTGATACAGCTTGGCTCCACCGGCAATGAACACTTCTCCATATGGATGTTCAGCAGCATACTCCAGAGCTGCCTCAACCGATCGAAACACGAACTGTTCGGTTTCGATTCCTGGGGTGGGACGCCAGATGCGCTCTTCTGGACAGGCTGACACTGTCAGCACTCTCCTGCCCGGAAGAGATGGGAGCTTCATGTAGGTTTTACGGCCAACAATCAGTGTGTGACCTGTTGTAACATCTTTGAAGTGCGCAAGGTCATCTGCACAGTGCCATGGTAGCCCTGTCTTCGACTGGTCGTCCCCAATAAGAAGGCCGTGTGGTGTTGGGCACGCAGCCAGAATCATGTTTACTTTTTGCTCAGTCATCCGTGTATGTTCTCCTGTGAGGGAGATAATGACACGGGATTATCTGGTTGTCAACCGAATGTCATCTGCACGTCGAAGGTGACTTCAATCTTCGGGAGCTTGATATGGTTGACAAGGCCGTGCTTCTTGGCTTCCTCGGCATCCAGAAACAAATCAGCATGACCGTTCTCATGAACGAGCTTCGAGAAGTAGTCGGCGGGCTGACCAGCGCCAATAGCCATCATCTTGAAGATAATCTTGTTGAGACGGTCGACTTCCTTGGCTTCCGCCTTGATTTCTTCAACCTTGCCCATGGCAGCAGAAGCTACGTCATGGATCATGACCGTGCCTGTGGGTGCCATGTACCGATGTCCTTCAGCACCACATGCCAACAGAACCGCCCCACATGACATAGCCTTGCCCATGCAGATGGTTGCAACAGTCATCTTGCTTGCCTTGATGACATCAACCATCTTGAGAAGAGAATATACCTCACCGCCATACGAGTCGATGATGACAGGGACAATCTCCTGTCCCGTGTTCTGTGCGTTGATCATTCCCTCAAGAAAGTCCTTGGCGCTATCCTCGGTGAACTTGTTCACGTAGATGATGTGTGGAGACTTGTACTTGACAGCCAGATCCCCACTGTCCGGAATATCCACCTTCGTTAGTCCTGGGTTTCTCACTTTTACTTCGAACATATATTGGGTCGCTCCTGTGTGGGGTTATAGTGAAAGCTAGCACGCTTATCAGACTACCAGCATGATAATCCGATATCAACGCCTACTATTATTTCGGTATCATACCTGTGTTCACCACTTGATAGATAAGCTCCACTTCGTGTTCTAGGACGGTATACTCTCTTCGAACACCTACAGTATCCGTTTCCGGAATAACACCGACTAGCTCAACGTACTTCCAGTCCATTCCTGGCTGCTGGTACACAGCCTTCACAAGCCCTAGAACATATCCACGGCGAAGGCTATATTCGTCATATCTGGGTGTGGGCGTGCCAGTTGACAACCGAGCTTGACATATGTCAGGTCTAAGCTTCAGCGTTACGAAGTTTCCTGGCTTGAGGCAAGAAAAACCAGAACCACCCACCGTTTCTATAGCCGCTTTCTTTACGTTCTTGTTGCTGGACAACTTGTTTCGAAACCAACTCCAGATAGATTCACTCATACCTAGAGTTATGCGAAGACGGATAAAGGTTGGTCATGTGCCGGTTGTCGTGAAAGTGCTTGTCTCTCCTGAAGACAAGAGAAACGGTTTCATGGGTTGGAAACACTGTCCAGAGAACTTCGGCATGCTGTTCATCAACCATGCAGCCAAGAAACAGAGTTTCTGGATGCCTGACGTTCCTTTTGACCTTGAAGCTCTGGGCTTCGATGACAACAACATACTTGTTCAAGTGCTTGCCTTGAAAGCCATGGACAGAACGTCTAGGAGCTTCAGCAGAGCCGTCAAGCACGTTGTTGAGATGCCAGCCGGTTGGTGTAAGAAGAATGGAATAGAACCGGGTTGTAGCTTGACTGTGAGCCAACACCAGCCAGAGGCCAACCGGTAGAGACTACTTCTTGCCGTGAAGAGCTGGGGATGCTGTCTTTACTGCCTTGTTTGCATCGTCTTGCCAGAACCCACGTTCCTTCTTCTTGTCCTTGTTCATGGCGGCTGTGCCTATTGGTGCTGTGTATCCAACAACGCCACCAGCTCCAAGTGCGTTTACTTCCTCAAGGTCGGCTTCGTCTTCTTGCTCTGGTTCTTCTGTGTCAAACAGCAGTCCTGAAAGAGAAACAGAGTCTTTGTCTTCGGGTTTTGTAGTCATAGCACAGGATAACTAGAAACGACCGGCAGCTAGCCAACAAGAACTGCTAGTTATTGGCACTACTTCAACACGGAGACTTCCAAGTGACGAAACTACCCATGAAAGAACTGGTAAAGATGGTTATGGAGCAAGTCCAAGCCCAACAGCCAGCAGTACCACAAGACGCTATCGAGAAGCTTGTTTCCGATGTCATCAACGCCTTGATGGCAAAACCTGAATTCAAGGCTGCCTTGAAGCAAGGAAAACAAGGATTGAGCCCACTGTCTCCAGCTGAATCATCATCAAAACTTGTCAACGCCATCAAAAACAAGTTGTCAGCTGCAATCAAGTCTCCTCCTCCAACCGAGATGCCAGCGGCTCCCGGCGCAGCTAGCGGCACAGCACCAACACAGATGGCTCAGCAGCCTCAACAAGCTCCAGTAGCAAGAGATGCAGGTACAGTAGCTCCACCCAGAAGAGCTGGCGCTGATAAAGCTACAGTGGCTCCTGGTGCCAAGCCTGCGAAGCCACAGGCCATGATTCGTTCCTACGAAGAGCTTGAACAGTTTGCAAGCACTAGATCAGGTCTAGGAGCCATTCTCAAGCTTCACGAACAAGAGCCAACAGTGTTTCCGAAGGAAACCATCGTGGCCATGGTCAACGGTGACAAGGCAGCCCTTCAACACTTCATCGAACAGACGAAACTAGCTAGCCAGGGAACAGACAAGTACAAGGCTCAGACCATGGCAAATGCACTTATTGGTCTGGAGTCCTACGGTGTTCGTGGCTTCACAAGAGAGTTCACCGACAACTTCGTCAGATACCTCAAGAAGAAGGGCTTGATGGAAAGCGTTTCCCCCACGCTTTCATCCATCTTGTTCTGAGTTGAAGAGAAACCGTTCAGGTTCTTGGCTTGCCCCACTGGGGTTTCTGGCCCTGTTGTTGTGGTTGTGCTGGTTGCTGTGGTTGCAGAACAGCTAGAAGAGCCATTCGAATCTTCTCCTTCATCTTCGGATCGGAAGCGGCAAGCTCCCCTCCACCTTGAATAGAAGCTCTACCGGACATAGCTGCAAGATCAGAGGCTACCTTCTCAACGTAGTTCTGCAGTTCTTTGGCCTTCACAATGTCCTCTTGCTGGCCTTCCTTGAGGGTTGATTCAACAGCTTCCTTGATGAGCTGCTTGAGTTGCTTGAGCGTGATTTTCATGGTTGTTCCTTGCTGAGTAACTAGCTGAATATCAGAGCAGCTGCTTGGCGATTTCGGTATGGGTCTTGCTGGACACATAGACCTTTATGGCAGGCATACCTTCGCAGAGAGCCTTCACCGTGTCGAGCTTCACGTCTGCAAGCTGCTCGGCAAGAATCTTGCACAACGGCTCTACTTCGCCTTCCATGAGGTTTACTGTGTTGGCCTTCAGTAGACAGAACTCCAGGAGCTTCGAAGCGTCTGTCTTGTTGTATTGCTGAGCCAAACTCTTGGAACCGTCAAGCTTGTTGCCTGTCATGATTCTGTAGATGGCTGGTCCTAGGCATGTTCTGAAACTCTCCGAGATGAACCCATAGCTCAACAGAGCACGCTCCATTGCTGGTGTTGAGCTCTTGCCCTCAAGCAGAACGTCGGAGGTTCTCTTCACAAGCATGTAAAGTGTAGGCACAGAACTCTTGTGCTGCTCTGCTAGCTGTTCCAGCTGTTCCACTTGTTCGGCAAGCAGAACCGTTTCCGTGTGTTCCTTCAAGAACACGTCCGTTGGATAAACGTTCTGTTGCAGCAGGCTCACCTTGGCTTCGAACAGCTTGTTCTGCTGGAATGCCTTGTAAGCTGTCTCTAGTGTCTGATTACTCTTGGTTGTTGTCACTGTGACACTCCCTGTGTATGTGTGAGCATAACTAGGAATCCATGTGGCAAACATAAACGTGTTGTCATTTCGATAATCCTCCTGTATTATTGGTCTTGAAC